AGGTATAAAAGTATGATTTTATTAAGTTTCGGAACTAGACCAGAGTGGATTAAGATTAAGCCATTGCTAGACCAAATGGACGGCAACATTCCATACCGCCTTCTCTTTACAGGTCAGCACGTAGACCTGCTATCAAAAGTAGGAAAAGATAAGGATTTAGTCAAGTTAGAAATCAAAGACGGTCCTAACCGACTTGACTCTATCGTGAGTTCCGTTATGAATTTGGAAGAGATTTTTGAAGGTGTAACCTCTGTTTTAGTTCAAGGGGATACTACTTCTGCTTTCTCTATTGCTCTTGCTGCTTTTCACAGAAGGATCAAAGTAATCCATCTGGAGGCGGGTCTAAGAACATACGATAAAAATCAACCATATCCAGAGGAATTTAATCGACAAGCCATTTCTAGGATTGCCGACGTTCATCTTTGCCCAACAACAATGTCGAGAGACTTTTTAAAAAACGAAACAACTCAGGGCAGAGTAGAAGTCGTAGGCAATACTGTGTTGGATAATCTGCGAGGGATAGAAACTAAGTATACAAACAAAGTTATTGTAACGATGCATCGCAGAGAAAACCACGACAACATGGATGAATGGTTTAAAGCTATTGATAAGATTGCCGAAGCCAACAAAAACTTGGAGTTTATTATTCCTCTGCATCCAAATCCTAACGTTCAAAAGCACAAGCATTTGTTAAAAAACCTTAAAATTGTTGAGCCAGTAGAGTATAATAAATTCATAAAGTTGCTGGCTAAAACAAGGCTCGTTATCACTGATTCTGGCGGCTTACAAGAGGAAACTTCTTTTCTAAAAAAGAAATGTATTGTATGCCGAAAGAAAACAGAAAGACTTGAGGGTGTCGGCACTTTTGCTTTAATGTGTCTTGAACCAGAGGATTTGGAAGGTCTTTTCAATCAAGTCAACGCAGATCATATACCTGTTGGAGACTGCCCCTATGGAGATGGATACGCTGCCCAAAAAGTGTATGAGGTCTTAAAGGATGAAGTTTGAAGAAGATTTTTTCAATCTGCTTGGAAAATTAAAAAGAAACGAACCATTTGCATACACTCGCTTTTCTGATGGCGAGATTTGTGTTATGCAAGATAAAGAGTTAAAACTGGCTGACGATCACGTTGTTATGGGAGAGACCCATTATAACTTTGGTTACTCAGCAGACGACCACAAACATTACGATCCAAGCCAGCACGGCTTCCTAAAAGACATTCTAATCGAGGCTTACAAATACAAGAAAGAAAACTATTTTGTTGGTGGCATATGTAAAGACTGTACCTGCGCCTCAAAGGAATTCGCCCCTTGGATGCATGAATTATATGGTCAGGTAGATGACAATCTCACATCTGCAAACTTACTTGTTAACTCAAACTACCCCCTGTTCGTCGGACACTTTATTCCAGAGTTAAAAAAGAAAAAAGTTGTCTTTATCTGTAGTGAGAACGCTGACCTATCTAATAGCGGATTTGACGTTGCAAAAGATTTTCGTGTGGGAAAAAATTGTATTGTTAATGATCACCATTTAGTAGTTGACATTAAGCAGTGGATCGACGATAATAGTATAGAAGACCACGTATTCTTGTTTTCTGCTAGCAGCTTAAGTGAAGTTCTTATATATGAATTGTACAAGCATAATGATAAGAATACCTACATTGATGTTGGCACAACTTTGCATCCTTATATGGGTCTAGAAATACAGAGAGATTACTTGAGGGCTTATCATAATAATATGCCCCACCCTGACCTTTTCAAATCGTGTGTATGATGGAATTAGTGCAAAATAAACCCGAATATTGGGAATTCATTAGAACCCTCAGAAACCATCCTGATGTAAAGGGAGGTTTTATTCAGCAAGAAGACATAGAGAGAGGGTCACACGAAGAATATATGCTGAGATACGGTTTGTTTTTCTATGTTTGCTTAATTAATGGACAGCCAGCAGGATATGTTGGTGTAATTGATAGGGACATTAGAGTTGCAACACATCCTGATTTTCAGGGTAAAGGTGTTGGAAAATATATGATAAACCAATTGATGGAAATGCATTCTGATGCCTTTGCAAAAGTAAAAATAGAAAATGAAGCTAGCATGAGGTTGTTTGAGTCTTGCGGATTTAAAAAGAAATATTATATTTTGGAGAAAGAATAATGTATAAATTAGTGTTTGATTTGGGCTGCAATGTTATGGATTTTACCGAGGTATGTCTTCAAGAGCATAAAGGGTGTAAAGTTGTATGCGTTGACGCAATCGATTATATGAAATATCCAACTACAGGTGTTCCTGATAAGATTCAGAGGCTTAACGAAGAATATGAAGGCGAAGTTTTGTTTATAAATGCTTTAGTTAGTGACATTGACGATCAAGTAGGAGATTTTTATCTTAATGCTATGCATCCAACCACATCAACCGCATCTGACAAGTGGATGAATGATTCTAGGTTTGCATTAGGCAATGATCATATCTTAGAACACCACAGGCAACAAATTCGCATAGAATTTCACAATGGTGGTCACGCAAACGCAAAAGAACTTAGTTTGGAGCAATTTAAAGAAGCGATAATTAGTAGATATGGTAGCATTAAATCCTATATGGAGCAAGTTAGAAACTCAAATTTTCACAAGATGGAGACTAAAACAATAAATTTAGAAAAAATGGTAGAACTCTTTGGTAAACCAGATTTGATCAAAATTGATATAGAGGGCTATGAGAAAAAAGCAATTATGGGATTGAATGAAAAGGTTGAGAAAATTTGCTTTGAATGGACAGAGGAGATGCTTTCTGACTTAATTGACTCTTTTGGTCATTTAAAAGACTTAGGCTATACTCAATTTTCTGTTTTAGGATTTTTTGAAGAAAAAGAAAAACTAGAACACTTGATTTATGATGAAGTCGGAGATGAGTTCTTAAAAGAGCCTGAAGTATATCATTCCTACGAGGTTGTTGTGGAAGAATTGAAAAAAACGTGTGTACCCAATAGAAGAGTTAATTGGGGAATGGCATGGGTAAAATAGATGTTACATAATCCTTATAAAGTAGTTCAAATGTTTGAAGAAGAAGTTGCACATTATACTGGCGCTCCATATGCAGTCTCGGTTAATAGCTGCACTAATGCTCTTTTTCTTGCTTGCAAATGGCACAGAGTAGAAGGCAAGGAAGTGATCTTACCTAAGAGGACTTACCTCTCACCCCCTCAATCTGTTATGCAAGCAGGCGGGAAATTGATATTCGAGGATATAGATTGGAAAGGCATATATCAATTAAAACCATTCCCAATCTATGATGCAGCAAAAAGGCTTACATCAAATATGTATATCCCCGGAACAATGATGTGTCTCTCATTTCACATTAAAAAACAACTTAAGATCGGCAAGGGTGGTATGATACTTCTTGATGATGCTGAAGCAGTAAAGTGGTTAAAAGCGCGTAGATATGAGGGCAGGACTGACGGGATGAAGTACCACGAGGATATGATTGATGAGGAAGGATGGAATATGTATATGACTCCTGAACAGGCAGCGAGAGGCTTAACTCTTATGCAGAACTATCCCGAGCATATGCCCGATCTTCCAGAAAACCCTCCCTACAGGGATTTAACAGAATTTAATTTATTTAAAAATATTGAGGTAAGATAATGAAAGCACCCGAAAGAATCCCATCAGAACATTTTAATGGTTATATTATGGACGGAGGAGCTATATTAGAGTACAATTATGCAAATGATTGTTCGGACGAAATCCAAAAGCAGTTTAATGATAATTTTAAGCCAGAGATTTTTAAACAATATCTAGAGAAAGCCGCAAAGAGAGAAAATTTCTATTATGGTCCTACAGATTTGTGGCTATATGAAGCTTTAGCAAAGTATCCTATTGAAGGAAAAGATATTTGTATCATTGGATCTGCTAACCCTTGGTATGAAGCGATTGCAATCTCTTTTGGGGTCAATAGCTGCACGGTTATTGAGTATTCCAAAAGAGAATCTTTCCACGACAAAATCACATATCTTCAACCACACGAGATAACTGAGGGTGATTTTGATGTTTGTTTTTCAATTTCTTCTGTAGAACATGACGGGCTCGGTCGATATGGAGACCCCCTAGATCCTGACGGCGATCTAAAGGCTATGGAAAACTTAAAGAATTTTATAAAAGATGATGCCTTGGTGTATTTTGCAGTCCCTGTTGGTTTGGACAAGGTTGTGTTCAACACTCACAGGGTTTACGGCGAGAAAAGAATGCCAAAAATTTTAAAAGGCTGGGAAACTGTTGATAAATTTGGTTTTTTCGAAGAATCTTTCACAAACAACTTCAACGGTATTAATGGCACCCCATACCAGCCCGTAACTGTTCTGAGGAAAAAATGATCACATTTTCACAACTCGGTAAGCACGGAAGGTTGGGAAACCAACTTTATCAATATGCGGCACTTCGAGGTATAAGCGAGAAGACCGGCATAGAGTGTAAAATACCAAATTTTGATAATTTTCTTTGGCATGGTCAAAAGTGTTTGCTTAATAGTTTTAACATTAAAGCAGATTTTTATAACGAAGAGGAAGCTAGGTCTATAGAAAGAAATATAGTAGAGCCTGATCCAAATGTGTTTTATAAAGAATTCTTTACAACCCCTAGTAATTCTAACATCCACGGCTTCTTTCAATTTACTAAATACTTTGATCATTGTGAGGAATTAATTCGCAATGAACTTAGACCAAAAGAGCATTTTTTACTGGAGGCTAAGAAAAAACTAGACCTTTACAGGCAGGATGGTCATGAAATAGTCAGTATACATATCAGAAGGGGAGATATGATGACAGTTATGTATCCAGCTACTGGGATGCATCCAAGCCAAGTTTATGGTCCTGATAACATATTTGATAATAATACAATATATGGGAATTATTTAAATAAAGCTATGTCTTTCTTCGAAAATAAGAAAGTTAAATACCTAATATTCTCTGGTGGGAATAGAAGCGCTGATGACTCTACAGACATCCAATATATAAGAAAGGTTTTTAATGATGATAGATTTATTATTTCTGATTCGAACGATCCAATGCAGGATTTTTCATTAATAATGTCTTGCGATCACAACATCTCTTGTCATCAAACTAGCTTTGGGTGGTGGGCTTCTTATATGAATGATAACGAAAATAGGATTGTGACTGCGCCAGAACATTATTATTTTGAGATGCCAAAAGAAAAAAGTGATGCTAGAATATCAAACGGAACGTTTCCTTCTAACTGGACAATTATTGGGTGATATATGAAAAAGAAGACATATGTATTTGACTTAGACCATACTTTGTGCGATACTTTAAGAAAAGAAAATGGAGATTGGGATTACTTCGGCGCAAAGCCCTACGAAGATAGGGTGGCAAAAGTAAATCAGTTGTTTGAAGAGGGCAATACAATATATATTGAAACAGCAAGAGGGTCTAGCTCTAAAAACAATTGGTATATTGAAACTCACAATCAATTAATTTCTTGGGGCTTAAAATTCCATCAGCTAAGAGTCGGAGTCAAATTAGTTGCCGATTACTATATTGATGATAAGGGAATAAGCGATAAGGATTTTTTTGAAGATGAGCAGCGTTAACAAAATATTAAAAAAAAGCCCTTCTTTTATAAAAAAAATATATTATGATTTAGTTCCTTTTGAAAAAAGGTATGGAAAGGTGTTCCAAGAGACATTTTATAATCTTTCTTTGTCACGAAATTTATCACTCCAGCACCTACAAGATTATCAGTATACAAATTTTGTGAAGTTAATTGAGCATGCATATGAAAACGTGCCATATTATACAAAGATAATGAACGACAGACAATTGACCCCTAAGTCATTTAAGTCGGTTGAGGATATTTCTTTACTTCCTTTTCTAACAAAAGATATAATAACAAATAATTTTAATGATTTGATTGCCCAAAATATGAAGCACATAAAGTCGGTAGAATTTAGAACTAGCGGCTCAACTGGTAAAAAGTTAGTTTTTTTAGGCACTGATGACGTATATAAAAAAGAAGCAGCTTTTGTCTTGAGAGCCTTCAGAGATCACGGTGCAACTATGTACGATAAGCCTAGTGTGTGGTTGCGAAGATTTGTGCCAAAAGACGGTCAAAAAAAATGGTATTATGATTGTGAATTGAGAAGGCTATATATGTCGGCGTATCATCTTAATTTGAAAAGCGCTACAGAATATGTTAACAAGATTAATTTAGATAAATACCACACTTTGGTTGGATATCCTTCTAGTATATATGTTCTTGCATGTTTGTGCGAGGAGGCTAATCTAGAATTAAAGCATATAAAAGCCATTCATACTGCGTCTGAAAAAATGCTCCCAGAGTGGAAAAATAAAATACATAGTGTCTTTGGAATATCTCCTAAGAGTCATTATGGGATGCAAGAAAAGGCAAGTTTCCATCACCAGACTTTAGATAGCGACTTTTATTATGAAAACTTAGAGTATGGAGTAACTGAGTTTATTGAAGAAGACAACCAAAGTGTCATTGTAGGTACTGGATTTCTCAATTATTATATGCCATTTATTAGATACAAAACAAATGATACAGCAGTACTAAACAACGAACAAAAAACTTTGTTTAAAATTCAAGATATTAATGGAAGATGCGATGATATCTTGATATCGGAGGATGGTTGTAGACTTCCGGGAGTTAATTTTTATACGATGATGTATAAAATAGATGGCGTCAAGATGTTTCAAATTAGACAAGTTAGTCGAAAAGTTATAGATTTTTATTTAGTTCCAAGCAGCCTTTTCTCTGATAGCACCATTACACAAATTAGAACAGGAATGTATCAACGATTGGGAAATATAAAGGTCAATATTATAATAAAAGATTCTATCGACAGAAATAAAACAACAGGTAAAGTGAGGTGTATCTTCAATGAATGTGTTTGAAAGAATATCAAAATTAGAGCCATACACCCCAAGCGACAGAAATTTTAATTTTGATGATTGGTGTTATTGCGACTGGAATGAATCCCAATTCTGCCCATCTCCATCTGTATTATCAAGTATACAGGATTTTATTATAAACAGTAAAATTGAAAAGTACCCGCTAACAAACAATCAGCATCTTACAGACTTGTTATGCAGTTATACGGGATTAAGTGCGGAAAATATCGCGATTTACAATGGATCTGATGATGCTTTGAAAGACATTTTTATTTCTTTTGCTGATGAAAAAACAAGAGTTGCAACATATAGCCCGTCATACACTCAGGTAGATACATTTATTGCAATGTCGACGAACAATCACCACAGAGAGCAAATAATAGATCCTTTAGGGGAGCATATATATGATTTTAAAATTTTAAAAGATTTCGACATAGTTTATTTGGTTAACCCAAACAATCCAACAGGGCATATTATTGAAAAAGAATCAATTGAACAAATTTTATTTGATAATCCCGACACCTTGTTTATTATCGATGAGGCTTATTATGAGTTCTCGCACGTTACTTGTAGTGACTTGGTTTTAAAATACGACAATATAATAGTTACGAGAACGTTTTCCAAAGCTTTTGGTCTAGCATCTCTTAGGATTGGATACGCATTGGGGTCAAAAGATAAAATATCTTTTTTAAATAAAATCAGAAATGTTAAGAGTGTCAATGCTATAGCACAAGTTGCAGCCATGGCTTCATTGAAAGACTTGGATTATCTAAACAAGTGTGTCATAGAAACAAAAAGGTCAAGAAAACTTTTGCAGGATTATATTGAAAAATCAGAACACCTATCCTGTGCAAAGAGTCATTCGAACTTCGTGTTGGTACGGACAGAAAATTCAGAGAATGTAATAAAAAAGATGGCTGATAATAAAATTTCAATTAGAGACAGAAGCTATTTTAAAAATCTAAACAATTGTATTAGAATAACTGTCGGGTCTTTAGAAACAACAAAGAGAATTATCGAGATATTGGAGAGTTCAAAATGAATGTGTCTTTTATAGGATTGGGCAAGCTAGGATTGCCATTAGCTGGATTATTAGCAAGGGATAACAATGTTTTATGTATTGACAAGAACGAGTACATTCTCAGTCAGCTAAGTGAGGGACAATTACCTTTTTATGAAACTGGACTTAAAGAGCTTTTGTCTGAAGTGTCTGATAATATTATCGACTATACTGATTCCTATAGGAGAGCTATAGAAGAGACCGATGCAGCAGTTATTTTAGTAAATACACAAATGGGAGATAATGGATACTCTGCTGAATTTGTGAAATCTGCTGTGACTGACTTAGCACTTAACCTAAAGAAGTCTGATAAGGAATACTTTACAATTATCCTTTCTTCTACTGTGCTTCCCGGAACAATTGTACAAGAGTTGATTCCCTTGGCAGAAAAGATATCCGGTAGAAAATGTGGTTTCGGGTTTGGTTTTTCATATGTACCAGATTTTGTAAAGCTGGGTAGCGTTATCCATGACTTTAAGAATCCCGAGTTCTTTGTGGTTGGAGCCAACAATGAGAGGGATTATAATGAGACATATGATATCTTCAAGGGAGTACACGAAAACGATTGCAAAACCTTTCAACTAACGCTAGAAGAAACTGAAGTTGCTAAGGTTAGTCTAAACGCATTTATCGTAAATAAGATTACATTTGCCAACTTTCTAGGGATGATGTGCGACGGTATGAATAACGTTGATGTCCATAACGTAACTAGCGTTATAGGGCTAGATAGACGAATATCTCCTTATTTTTTCAAGAGCGGCACCCCGTACGGGGGAACTTGTTTCCCTAGAGATGCCTTAGCTTTTATAAAGTTTGCTAAAGATAGAGATTTGAAAGCGAATAATTTAATATTTGCAGAGGAAGTAAACGAAGACTTACAAGAACTTATATTTCAAAAATGTAAGCCTCACAAATCAGTTGGTGTATTGGGGGTTTCGTTTAAGCCTACCTCGCCTGTAACAATTGGATCACCATCGAAGATACTGATAGAATCATTGATCAAGAATAAGAAAAATGTCAATGTTTTTGACAAGCTACCAGAAACATACTCAAACTTGGGTCTTGATACGAACGAATGCTCAAGTGCCCAAGAGTGTGTCGATAAAAGCGATATTGTTGTCATAATGCACCCCGATAGAGATTTTTCAAATTTAAATTATGACAATGTTTTATTGGTTGATTTATGGGGAATTAAGGAGAAAAGATGAAAAAAATACTTGTTTGCGGAGCCGGTGGATTCATTGGTGGAGCTATGATGAAAAGATTAAAATTAGAAGGTCATTGGGTTCGTGGTGTTGATATCAAAGAGCATGAATACTTTAATTGCTATGACGTTGCTGATGAATTTGTAGTTGGGGATCTTAGAGACCCTGTTATTTGTGACCAAGTAGTTACAGAGGACATTGATGAGATCTACCAGTTCGCAGCCGATATGGGAGGCGCAGGCTTTGTTTTTACTGGCGAAAATGATGCTGACATTATGCATAACTCGGCAATGATTAACTTAAATATTGCTGAACAATGCGTTAAGAAGGGAATTGACAAGGTGTTCTATTCGTCCTCTGCTTGTATGTATCCAGAACATAACCAGCTAGATCCTGATAACCCAACGTGTTCAGAGGACTCTGCCTATCCAGCAGCGCCAGACAGTGAATATGGATGGGAAAAATTATTTAGTGAAAGACTTTGGTTCGCCTTTGCTAGAAACCATGGTCTTAATGTTAGGGTCGCAAGATACCATAATATCTTTGGACCAGAAGGGACTTGGGATGGTGGACGCGAAAAAGCACCAGCAGCTTTTTGCAGAAAGGCAGCACTAGCCACAGAAGGCGGAGAGATTGAAGTGTGGGGTGACGGTAAACAAACTAGGTCCTTCCTGTATATTGACGAGTGTATCGAAGCCACTAGGAGATTTATGGACAACGATCATTTTCAAGGTCCAGTAAATATTGGATCAGAGGAGATGATTTCAATTAATAACTTTGCACAAATGGCGATTGACATCTCTTTAAAATCTGTTAAAATACATAATATACAAGGGCAAGAATTTCAAGATAAATATGGATTTCCCTGTCCCATTGGAGTTATGGGTAGGAACTCTGATAATAATTTGATTAGAGAAAAGCTCGGATGGGATTATGAACAACCACTAAGAGTCGGTATGGAAAAAACTTTTAAATGGATCTTGGGAGAGATTAACAAATGAAGATATATGAAGACCGTAGCTCAACATATGCAGACGCCATAGACCATTATTGGGACCTTTCAGAATTCTGCACGGGCGACAAGGAAAAAGCATTCTTTGCTGGATGGGCGTATATGGACAAATATAGCGCCCATAAAGAAGAAATAGCTAAATATAAATTTTCTTCTTTTTATAATACAGAACATCCTTGCGTTTTTACTACTAAAGATGAAAATATGATATCTCTTTCTTCTGACTCGAATAAAATATTTGATAAAATATTCACTCTTTGTCCATACACCGCAGAGTGGTTAAACAAGAAAGAAAAAGATAACAGATTTGAATACATTTTCTTTCCTTTCAATTCTAAACATATTGTCGACCAAAGAGAAGAGAAGCAATTTGATGCCTTATACTGGGGTGGAATCCACGGATTTGATCATATCGATATATTGAATGCAATAAGTAAATTTAAATATAATTTTCTGACTGTAGGTGCCCTTTCTTGGCAACTTTGGAAACACAGCGAATACCCACGTCACATTTGGGAAAATAGAAATTACCCAAGTCAAATCAAACAGGTAGATTATGAAAAATTAATTACTGCCATAAACTACCCAAGACAAATAATGTGGAAACTGTTAAGAAGAACGAAGGTTAATGTTATCTCTAATAAATTATATATGAACAAGGAGTCATACGAAAATATCACCCTGCATAGTGGTTGGGAAGATAACAAATGCTTCTCTCACATATCGGATTATATTATGCCTCAAATAAAAACTAGACCTATAGAGAGCGCTATCAACAGGAGTTTAATGGTCGTAAAGAGAGACCCTTGGAATGTGCAGGAGGACTTTTTCGAACCAGAGAAAGAATTTATCTATTACGAAGACGAAAAAGACTTGCAATCTATCCTAGAGGATGTTAAAATTAATTGGAAAAACTATGAACAAATAGTTGAAAATGCCTTTAATAAGGCAGTAAACAATTATACAACAAAGCACTTTATAGAAGAGGTACAAAAGAAATTTATATGAAAAATAGAAAATACTTACCAACATTTTCCGAATTAATCGATAGATTATCAATCGCACAACTCAAAGAGGTTTTTATTCAAGAGCACAAAACTGAATATTCAGAGGAGATATCTGATATTGTTCATGATATTCAGCTTTACTTGGAAGAGAACAAGGGTCAAATAACTGCTGAAACTATTCGGGCAATTGTGGTATTATCACAGATGAATTTGCACATTTGGCACAATGAGTCAAATTACAGAAAAGGCATCAAAGACGGCAATAATTTAGAGCTTACTCATGGTTTAAACGGAATTAGAAATACCGCCAAGAATAAGATTCAGGAAGTTGTCGGCGGAAGAAAAGATTATAAGATCGATTGCCTAGCAGCAGAATTTAAAGACTGGGAAATTAGTTGGAATGATAATTCGTGATGTAAAAATTATAGAATCAGATGTCTATACTGATTATAGAGGTGATCTCTGGACCCTATGGAAATCAGGCGATCACAACTTAGAGTTTAATCACGATAAGGTCTCAACAAGCAGAAAGAATGTTTTACGAGGCATCCACGGAGATTCCAAATCACACAAATTAATAACCTGCCTTCAAGGGGAAATGTATTTTGTTGTCGTCGATAATCGACCGTCTTCTGAAACATATAAAAAATGGGATTGGATAATATTAGATGATAAAACCAGAAAGCAGGTGCTAGTTCCTCCGGGTGTTGGCAATGGCTTTTTGGTATTATCAGATAGTTCTGTATTCCATTATAAATGGTCTTATGAAGGAGAATATCCAGATGTAGATCAGCAGTTTACAATAAAGTGGAATGATAAAGATATTAACATAAATTGGCCAATAGATAATCCAATTTTGCAACTAAGAGATAAAAATGTTAGTCAAAGTACCAGATAACTTAAACAAAGTTAGAGAGATTTCAATTACTCCTGAAGAATTAATTCAATTTGAAGAGGATGTAGCATCTGAATATGAAGACGGAAAAATCAGAGGTCCAATTCATCTTTCTAAAAATAATGAACAACAATTGATAGAGATATTTTCTTATATCAGCCAAGAGGATTGGGTCTTTGTCCCTTGGAGAAATCACTATCATGCAATATTACACGGTGTAGATAGAGATTATTTAGCTGATTCAATCAGGCAGGGGCTTAGTATGGGAACAAACAGTGTTGAGCCAAATTTTTACTCTTCCTCTATCGTTGGCGGAATAATCCCGATAGCTTTAGGTGCTGCAAAAGCTCTGCAAATGAAGAATTCTTCTTCAAAAGTTTGGTGTTTTGTGGGGGATATGACATTTGAAACTGGCGTATTCCACGAGGCTTATAAGTATGCAAAGAATTTTGATTTACCTATCGTATGGGTTTTAGAAGATAATGATATGAGTGTTCACACGCCTACCGATATGGCTTGGGGCTCGAAACAAGCAATTCCAGATGATGTAATATACTATAAGTATGAAATGGGATATCCACATCACGGAACTGGAAAATGGGTTAATTTTTAATTAATGGAGAAACGATGAAGTACAAAGATGAATTGATTAGATCTATGGATTGGCTCGGCTCTAAGGATGATGTTGTTTTCTTGGGTCAAGCTTGTAAGGTGAGTGGTCACTCTATATCTAGCACATTGGTTAATACGCCACAAGAAAAAAGAATCGAATTACCAGTCTTCGAAGAGACTCAGCTTGGTATGTGTACGGGCATGGCAATGGAGGGCTTCGTTCCTGTTACTATGTACCCGCGCTTTGATTTTTTTATTCTAGCTTGTAATCAACTTGTTAATCATCTTGATAAATTACAGCTAATGTCAAATGGCAAAATGAAATCAAGAGTTATAATCAGGGTTTCTGTTGGTGCCAAAAACCCACTTGATGCGGGACCACAGCACACACAAAACCACACAGAAGCGTTTAGAAAAATGTTAACCAATGTTAATGTTGTCGAGCTTCTAGAGCCAGAACAGATTTTCCCAGAGTTCAAAAAAGCATACGAAAGGGAAGATGGTAAACCAACTCTCTTTGTAGAACACGGAGAATTCTATGTCACAAAGTAATTTTTCGTGGTCCCTGATTAACGATAATATAACAGAATCAGATAAAAAAATCCTTGCAGATTTTATTTTAAACACCAATCGTTTTACAAACGGTCCAAAAGTTAGGCAGTTTGAAGAAGCTTGGTCCGAATGGCTTGGTGTTAAGTATAGTGTGATGGTTGGCTCTGGTGCTGCATCAAATTATATTACAACTTCAATTGTGCGAGAGCTGAAAGGTCAGACAGGGGAGATAATAGTGCCACCAATCGGATGGGTTTCTGACATTTCCTCAGTGATCAACACAGGCTTTTTGCCAGTCTTCGTTGATGTAGAGTTGCAATCAATGGCAATCGCGGCGCAGAATATAGAGAAAGCTATCAATAAAAACACAAAGGCTATTGTGCTAGTTCATGCTCTAGGCTTTAACGGCATAAACGATGAGTTGATTAAGCTAGCTAAAAAGTACGATTTGCTTTTAATCGAAGATTGTTGTGAATCTCACGGTGCAACTTATAAAGACAAGAAGGTTGGATCTTATGGAGATATGTCTTGTTTTTCTTTTTACTTTGGTCACCATATGACAACCATCGAAGGTGGAATGCTTTGCACAAATAACAAAGAAATATACGAACTTGCTAGGATGTTTAGGTCTCACGGTATGACAAGAGAGGCATCACAAGAGACCCACGATAAGTACGCAAAACCGGACGTAAACCCTCTGTTTACTTTTGCTGTCCCCGGATACAATATGAGATCTGGAGAAATCAACGCAGTGTTAGGTTTGGAGCAGATTAAGAGATTGGATTATAATATCCAAAAAAGACAAGAAAATTTTAATATTTGGTTGACAAACCTAGACAGTTCGTTATATTATATTGGATATGATGTGGAGGGTAGCAGCAATTATGCTCTCCCATTGATACTGAATAAAGATAACGACAGAATGCAACAAGTTTGCAAACTTCTGGAAGAAGAAAAGGTAGAGTACAGACTAGGGACTGCTGGTGGCGGAAATCAAGCTAGGCAGCCATATTTGGAAAGGTATGGATACAAAGTTGTAGGATCCTTAGAAACCTCCGATTATATCCATGATTATGGTCTCTATATCGGTAATCACCCAGAGCTTTCTGAAAAACAAATAATCGATCTTTGCAAGAGGCTGAATAATGTTTAAAAATCAAAATATACTAGTAACTGGTGGCGCAGGAATGATCGGCAGGGAGTTAGTTAAATTGCTGCTTGATCGAGGTGCAAATGTAACTGTCGCAGACATTAGCAATAAAATCAACATTCAAGATGTTGAATATTGCCAAGTGGACTTGAGATATTTCGACCAATGTGTTGAGATTTGTAAAAATAAGGATTATATTTTTAATCTTGTGGGAATCAAAGGCTCGCCTAAGATGTGTGCAGAGCAACCAGCAGATTTTATGGTACCAATGCTTCAGTTCAATACTAATATGATGGAAGCTGCAATGAAGTCTGGAACTAAGTGGTATCTGTATACAAGCTCTGTTGGTGTATATCATCCCGCTGAAGTATTCAAAGAAGACGATGTGTGGGAAACATTCCCCTCTCAAAACGACAGATTCGCAGGCTGGGCAAAGAGAATTGGAGAGTTGCAAGCAGAATCTTATGCCATCCAGTATGGAAATAAAAATATATCTATTGTTAGACCGGCAAATGTTTATGGCAACTATGATAACTTTGATCCAAGAAACGCTATGGTTATCCCTTCCTTAATTAGGAAGGGGTTTGAGGAAGACGAATTAGAAGTGTGGGGTGATGGCTCTGCCATTAGGGATTTTATTCATGCTAGGGATGTCGCTAGAGGAATGATCCACGCAGTAGAAAATAAAATTACAGAGCCAATTAACTTGGGAAGTGGTGATGGGATAGCTATTAAAGAGATAGCAGAGGTAGTATCGAACCGCTTTGGAAAGAAAATCAAATGGCTTACAGATAAGCCCACAGGCGATATCCGCCGAGTGTTTGATATGACCCGCGCCAACAACTATGGCTTCAAAGCATCAACGACAATAAAGGAAGGCATTGAGGAAACTATCGAATGGTTCTTGGAAAATAAAGATATCATAGACAAAAGATTCAATGCATTCAGAAAGTAAACAAAGAAAAGTAGGGAACAATATGTCTAATTTTTATGAAGGAAAAAATGTAGCAGTAGCTGGCGGAAGTGGGTTCATCGGAACACACTACATCAAAGAATTGTTGAATAGAGGCGCAAATGTTACAACACATACGCACAGCCAGCCACTGCAATTACAGGATGATAGGGTAAAATTAATCAGCACCTTGGATTTGGAAAAGCTGGAAGATTGCTACAAGTTGGTGGAAGGTGCTGACTATATTGTTCATGCTGCCGGTAGAATATGCCACCCAGCTAGCGTACCAACAGATATACAAGTGTCAATTCAGAATATCAAAGTTACTGGAAATTTGTTAGAAGCCTCGCATAAGTCCGGGCTGAAAGGCTTTCTGGACTTGAATAGCTCGACTGGATACCCAGACATAAGAAGACCTCTTAAGGAAGAAGAGTTTTGGGATCAAGAGCCTCATTCAAAGTATTTCGGATATGGCTGGATGCGTAGATACCGCGAAAAGCTTATGGAGCATGTATCTAGATTCTCTGAAATGAAGATAGCCCTTGCTAGGGGCACTGCCATTTATGGACCAAACGACAATTTCGATTTGAAGACTTGCCACGTAGTACCAGCATTGATCAGAAGGGCTTTGAGTGGAGAAAATCCTTTTGAAGTGTGGGGAAGCCCAGACGTTGTAAGGGACTTTCTTTATGTAGAGGACGTTGTTAATGCTGCTCTGCTGGTCTTAGAAAAGGGAAACTCTATGCAACCCTACAACGTTGGCTCTGGTGAAGCCGTAACTGTGGGGAATATTGTTGATGCTGTTCTTAAAGCAACGGGAAAACAGCCGGAAGTTTACTATGATAGTTCAAAGCCAACAACTATTCCCTTTCGTATGGTTAGCACTGAAAAGCTTGAAAAAGAATTGGGGTTTAAGAAGAAATATACTTTCGAAGAAGGCATAGCCAAAACAGTTAAATGGTATGAAGAAAATCAAAAAAATGGATAGTCTAAGTAAAGAGCAATTATATTTTTATGAGCAAAATGGTTTTTTAAAAATTGAAAATGTTTTTGAAGAGGAAGAGATTAAAGCGTTGAGGAAGGACCTTGACGATTTTTCTGATGGTCACTATACTAGCAAAGTGGACTCGCACTATTACGGAACAATCCAGAAAATACACACTGGCAAAAAATTATGTGACATAGGTGATGCTATATTGAATGATAGGTCAATTCCCATTGGAAGTATTGCTTTTTATTGCAAGCCAAATAATCCTCTAGAGCATGGATCTACTTGGCATCAAGACAATTATGCTGGAAGAACCCCAGATGGAAACAATTATTTAACATTAACAGTAGCGCTAGACGATGCCGACGCAGACAATGGCGCTCTTATGGTTATTCCCGGCAGTCACAAGTGGGGAGAGTTGCCTTGCAATCCAAAGCCAAACTTTTCTAGAGATAACCAAGGTCGTCTTTATGCCTCGGCTCCAACAGGAAATAATGTAGATCTCCCAAGTGATTGTCAGATATTGCAACTTGATTACAAGGCAGGTGATGTTTTGGCATTGGGGGGCTTGTTGGTCCATGGGGCAAAGAAGAATGAACACAAAAGCAGATGGAGAAGGTCCATTTATTTAATTTATATAAAAGACGGAGAACCGTTTTGGCCCGGCTTTACCTCTAAAAGGTGTTTATTGGAGAGATATGATTCACCAAACTATAAACTAGGTGTAAAATGAAAAAAGTAGTTATTACAGGCATTACAGGCATGGTTGGCTCTCATTTGGCTGACTATTTGCTTGAGCAAACAGACTGGGAAATCTACGGGTTAATTCGTTGGAACGACAAGATGGATAACATAGAGCACCTTATGCCTATGATAAACAACAAAGAGAGAATCCACCTTCTAAATGCCGATATTAATGACCTAGCGTCTCTATTATCCTGCTTCGGGGAAGCCAATCCTGATTATGTTTTTCACTTGGCTGCACAGAGTTATCCAAAGACTAGCTTTTCTTCCCCTCTTGAAACCTTAGAAACTAATATCCTTGGAACAGCCAAAGTGTTAGAAGCGCTCAGGGTATTGGGTCAAAGCCCGGTTGTACACGTTTGTGCATCTTCAGAAGTCTTTGGTAGGGTTCCTAGCGAGCTTCTACCAATCCACGAAGATGTTACCTTTCATCCAGCATCCCCATATGCAATATCAAAGGTTGGGACAGATTTAATCGGTAGATTTTATGGAGAAGCATATGGTATGACTGTCATGACAACTAGGATGTTTACTCACACTGGACCTCGACGTGGAGATGTGTTTGCCGAATCTACTTTTGCAAAGCAGATCGCCATGATAGAAGAGGGCTTGATACCGCCCGTGATTAAAGTTGGTAATCTAGATTCTCTCAGAACTTGGTCAGATGTAAGAGATGCAGTACGAGCTTATTATCTTTTAGTTACAGAGAACCCACAGGCTGGTGAATATTATAACATTGGAGGATCTTACACCTGTACAATCAAAGATATGTTAGATCACCTCCTGTCCTTATCAACGGTTAAAGATATCAAAGTAGAAATCGACCCTGAAAGACTTAGACCTATCGATGCAGATTTACAAGTCCCAGACACTTCTAAATTCAAAGAACACACAGGATGGGAACCCCAAATTTCATTTGACAAAACTATGAAAGATCTGTTAGAATATTGGAGGTCGCAAGTAAAAACTGGAAGAAGGTTTCTAACTCGATGAAAATATTGATTTTTGGAGAAAGCTGCAAAGATATCTTTCACTATGGAGATTGTAGCAGGCTTTGTCCTGATGCTCCTGTTCCGGTGTTCAAACTAATAAACACCGTAGAGACGTGGGGAATGGCTAAAAACGTTGAGAGAAATCTTCTTTCTCTAGGTGCAAGGGTAGATCTAATAACAAATTCCAATAACAAATCAGTCACAAAAGTCAGGTATATGGATAAAAGAACTAACCATATGTTTCTCCGTGTCGATGAGAATGATGAGTCCTATGGGAAGTTGTCGATTGATAAGCTAGAATCAATAGATTTTTCAAAATATGATGCTGTTATTGTGTCTGACTATAACAAGGGATTTATAAGCGAAGAATTACTAGCGCTAATATCAGAGAAGCATGCTACAACGTTTATTGACACAAAAAGAAAAATCTCTAATTGGGCAAACAATTTTAAGTTCATAAAACTAAATCACAAAGAATATGAAAACAATAAAGAAAGATTAACCCCTGAAATAAAAAACAAAGTAATTTTAACCAAAGGTCAATTTGGATCTGAATTCCAAGACAACCTATATTCAGTTCCTACTGTTGAGGTAAAAGATACATCTGGGGCAGGGGATACATTCGTTTCTGGGCTTTGCTATGAATATGTTCGAACAAATAATATAATTGATGCTATAAAATTTGCTAATCAATGCGCCACGAAAGTTGTGCAGAAGAGGGGCGTTAGCGTCGTATGAAAAAAGTATTTACCAATGGTTGCTTTGATGTATTACATCGAGGTCATTTTGAGTTGTTAAAATATTGTAAATCACTAGGATATGTTATTGTTGGACTAAACAGCGACACCAGCGTTAAGTCCCTGAAGGGCGAGACCAGACCTGTGTTCTCTCAGCAAGACAGGGAGTTTATGCTTAGGTCTTGCAGGTACGTCGACGAAGTATATGTATTTGACGAGGACACTCCTTATAGCTTAATAAAACAAACAAGACCTGATATTATAGTTAAAGGTGGCGACTATACGATTGATACTGTAGTCGGTCATGATTTGTGTGAAGTTAAGATATATAAATATATTGATGGCTATTCTACAACTAAAACTTTGGAGAAAATGTGAGATACGTATTTGATATTGACGGCACAATATGCGACAAAAACAACAATGATGATTATGATAAGTGTTTCCCTTATTTGGGTAGAATAGGGCTGATCAATAAGCTTTATGACGAGGGTAATGTGATTGTTTTTCACACTGCCCGAGGGATGGGAAGACACAACAATAACGCACAATTGGCGATACAAGAGTTTTATGCTTTGACAGAAGAGCAGTTGAAAGAGTGGGGCGTTAAGTACCACCAGTTGATTTTGGGTAAGCCAAGCGGCGACATTTACATAGACGATAAGGGGATTAAAGATGGAGACTTCTTTGCCAATGAAATTTGTTCCTAAAGGCTGGGGCTTTGAAAAGTGGATTGTAAATAACGAAGAGTATTGCGGCAAATTGCTTTATTTTGTGAAAGGCAAGAGGTGTTCTTGGCACTATCACGAATTGAAAGACGAAGTGTTCTATATCCAGTCAGGAAAAATGTTAGTAAAATATTCCGATGGAGATGATCTGGAGGCAGCAGAAGAGCTTATCCTCGAAAGGGGCGACAACTTCCACGTATACAGAGGTCTTAGGCACCAAATGATTGCATTAGAGGACACAGAATTATTTGAATTTTCAACACAACACTTTGATAGTGACAGCCACAGGATTCATAAGGGAGACTAAATGAAATTAGTTGTAATTACAGGCTGTTTGGGGTTTATTGGCTCTCATGTCGTCAATAAGTGCCTAGGGATGGGCTGGAAAGTTTACGGCATTGATAGCGAAACATACGCAGCAAACCCACAACTTATCAAGACGTTCAAGGTACACTATAAAAAGCAGTTTACCTTCATTAATTCGGATATTGCAGACCTTAAAATGCTCCCAGACTGCGATTACGTCATTAATATTGCCGCCGAAACACACGTAGGTAACAGCATTATCGACAGCAAAGAGTTTCTTAGGTCAAATATTGATGGTGTGTACAATTTATTAGAATTAATTAGACAAAAGCCAAATAATGTCGACCGCAGACCAATATTCTTTCACTTCAGCACTGATGAAGTCTATGGAGACATCGAAGATGGCGAGCACACAGAGGATGATTTAGTAAATCCAAGCAATCCTTACTCTGCTTCTAAGGCAGCGGCTGATATGTTAGTGAAAGCTTGGTCTAGAACGTATGGATTGGAGTATATTATCTTACGACCAACCAATAACTACGGATCTTATCAATATCCAGAGAAGCTCATCCCACTTTCTGTTAAGCTTTTACAACGAGGTAAAAAGATTAGACTTCACGACGAAGGCTTGCCTACACGTAACTGGTTACACGCCGAAGACACGGCATCTGCGGTCATAAGTATCATAAATAGTGGAAAAACAAACGAGATTTACAACGTTGCTGGGGGCTTTGAGCAAGAAAACCGTGAGACAGTAAGAAAAGTAATCGAGGTTTTTCACGGACCAGAGGCAAACTGGGAAGATTATGTAGATCTTGGCTTTAAAAGGAAGGGTCAAGACGTAAGATATGCTCTAAACGACGATAAACTACGTGCGTTAGGGTGGAAACCACAAAAAGTATTTAACGAAGAGATACAAAAAGTGGTACAATTCTATGTAGATAATTTTAAATGGTAGGAGAACTATGAAACTTTCAAAACAAGCAATGGGATCACTTATGATGGCTCTACAAAAGAGTCTCTTGGAACAAAGCGATATCACAGAAACACTCAAAAAAATGGACTTTGTGGCAGCAGTAGAAGAGCAAGATGGCGAAGCTGAACTGTATGTAAAAAATCCACCCTTGGTTAAATTTGACAACGAAGACATTACAGAAGAAGGCGAATAATGCCAAGCTATGTGTATGAATGTTCTAATTGCAAGGAAGTTATTGAAGTCTTTCATTCGATGAGCGATGAAAAGACTGATTGCGAGACTTGCGGAGCAAAAAACACACTAAATAAAATACCAGAAGTGCCGATTTATGTAAAAAGCAAAACTGCTGGTAATGTTGTTAAGCAACATATTGAAGATGCTAAACAACAAGTCCGAGAGGACAAAGAAAAAATGACCAAGGAATATACACGTTGAATTTACTTATTTTGTCTTTAGTAATATCAGTGAGCATTAACGTGTTATTGATTTGGTATATCAGAAAAATGTTACAGAAGTTGCTTTATGTTTCGGATAGTATTGGGACTTTGATGGTCTCGGCTAAGAATTTTTCTACTCATCTAGATCGTTTGCATGCTATGGAAATGTACTATGGAGATGAAACTCTTGGTTCCCTAATCAAACACGCAAAAGAAGTGATAGAAGACATACGAGAGTTTGAGGATATCTATACTTTAACCAATGAAGGCTTAGAGGAAGATGAAGAGCAGGAATAATGCCGAAAGCAAAAAAGAAAAATCTATATTTTACACAGGTACATGAAGATGCAATTGTCAGCTACTCTAATACTGACGATCTTAAGATAAGAACAGAACTTTACATTCAATACATTGCACCCGCCTTTAGTGAGATGGTAGATAAAATTATCTACACTTATAAGTTTACAAACCTGCCAAACATTGATGTTCTCAAAGATGAATGTAAGATCTGGCTTACAACTATTCTAGACAAATACGACCCCAATAAGGGCTCAAAAGCTTTTTCATACTTCTCAGTCATCACAAAGAATTGGTTTATTCATAAGGTAAAAAGAACCACTCTAGAGAACAAAAGAGAAGTTCAGCTAGACAAGATCCCCAAGAATGTAGAAATTCGACAATTCACTGTTGTTAATGAATACGAATCCAGAAGAGTAGAAAAAGAATTTTGGATGAATTTCTGGGAAGAGGTTAATTCTTGGGAAACAAACAATATGAAGCCGAATGAAGAGAAGGTTTACGAGGCAATTAGGCTCATCTTCTCTAATCCAGATCAGATAGATATCTTCAATAAAAAGGCAATATACTTTTACATCCGAGAGATCACAGGTCTCAATACAAAACAGGTCGTAAATAACCTAAACAAGATGAGAGTTAAGTATAGAGTCTTTAAAAAGAAATGGGATCGTGGAGATTTATAATACTTTTTTTCCCATGAACTATTTATTTTTGCTATGAAAGACTTAGAAGCATACATTGACGAAGCAATCAAAAACATAAGAAGTGATCGTGCTATCACAACAACCCTCTTGATGGAACTGATGGAATACATCAAGAAGGAAGACGGCAGAAAAGAAACTGTCGGCACAATCGCTGCAAAATATGTTGAAACACTACAAAGATCAAACGAACAACTTGTAAAGATCTCCACCCTCTTACAAAAGAAGGCTGGTGCAGAACAGGGTCTCACTGACGAAGACAAGAGCGAATTGTTTGATCTTATAAAGGAATCTGCTGATGGTTGATCCAGTTAAGGACAAAACGCCGCCACCAAAAATGAGGGAGCGTAGACTTCTAAATGTTGGATTTGGAGTATTAAATCCTTTAGGGGAATCTCTGTCTGGAAAAAACTTCACACCACATAATGTATCCTCTCTCGACGCAGTTAGAAAGTCAACGGTAGATCATTTTTCCGAGCACTTGCTTCAAAAGTCTGGTCATTTCGTGGGCATTGTTCTCAGGGTAGATGGATCCATCAAAGACGGAGCCGTCGATCCTAGCCACTGGTCGACGTCCACCAGTTTGTTGGTAAAAAAGGGAGACGAAACTTCAATACCAGATCTCCTGCAAGTCAGAGTAAGAATCCCTGAATTACACTCCCACTTGCCTGTTCCTGAGTGGTTGCCCCACCCCGAAGCTGGGGGCACTCACGCTGACAAAGCTCATGAGATAATAAATATGTATCCTAGTTTTGTGGCTGCCTCTGAGCTTTTAACCCAAAGAGGAGAACCAGAAAGAGGTTCCTTGGTGTGGGTTGATTTTCAAAACAGAGCAAACTATTCAGGACCAACTTATTATGATAAAGTTCAGGATATAACTACTTTTGGAACCGGCGAGGAAGAAGGTTCTGCCTCGGAAGAAGATCTTACATTATCCGAAAGGTTGGATGAAGGGGATTACGTTCCTGAATATGTTGAAGGAACTACCACAGTGGTCTTGAGTCGCGGTCACCCAATCATAAAAAAAGTATACAGAAATGAAAAAGGAGAATTGAATAAAAGTGCGACTTATGCTCCAAAAAATCAGAGAGAAAATAGGGTGAGATATTTTGCTTACGGAGATCTTAAATCAACCCCCGGCGCAAAAAATAATCTTGTTGAAGTTCCTGAAAATATGCGTACCAAAAAATTGCAAGTCCATACTTTGCTTCTCGATAGGCTGTTGGCTTTGAATGAGTTGTGGGCAGAATATTATGAGAAAAATGGATTAGGTAGCAAGACGATACCTTCCGGGGCTCCGGGAGCCGGAAAGCCTTATACAAATACTTTAAAAGTTACATCAGCTTATAGGAAAAAAGAATATTCTTTTGCTATAGGGGACCCTAGGATAAACGATTTACATTGTCCCGGACTTAAAAAGTATTGCAGAGATGCGCGAGACCCAAGTAAGGGAATTGGGGGAAGAAAAGCAATGGGATATAAATCTTGTAGATCCGCCCGCAGCGCTGTTGCATTTATGTCTCCCCATATGACTGGTCTTTGTGTGGATTTCGGCAATAATGGTATTTCCACAAATGGCAAAAAAAAGTCGGGTATGAGAAAGTCAGAGGCTTATAAGTTTTTATTAAATTATGCTTGGCTGTTTGGTCTTTATCCCTATAGTGCTGAAACTTGGCACTTTGAATTACAAATGCCTAGAGAAAGTTGGTTTAGTGGATATGAATTTGCTTCTGGGCTGGATTCTGCGGATCGTGTAAGAGTGGCTGAATTAGAAGAGGGGGCTACTTCATCCCCCTCGGAAGATGCAACATCAATGGACAAATTGATAGAAGTCGGAGGCTTAAAGGGAGAAGAGTGGGACTGGCTAGCAGGAAAAGAGTTTGAATATGCCGTGTGGGTTGAAGAGTCTGTCGATTATTATGACACCCTTACAGGACCGAAGGTCTTCACCAGCAGCAAAGACAAGTTCACGGTAGGCTATAGAGACTCGATTCCCGGAAAAGAATACTTTATCACTTCTAATCTGGCAATCAAATATTTAAATCCCCCAACTTCTTAATAAAATGGTGAATAAGTATGAGTAGTGTAATAGAAAAAAGTCATTTAGAGAATTTATCAAAGAGCTTAAAAAAAGCTCTAGATCAAAATCAGAGCAGCACAAATCCTGTTACTAGGTCACAATTCTTGGGATATGGTAACGGTAAGAAAATAGAACCTATCCCAAACTACGTACAGGCTGAATGTGAAACTGTCTATAAGGGAGCAAACAATTCTTGGATCACTCTAGGGAGAGATAGACCTGCTAGTTTAGCTTCCGGCTATGGTGGATCTGGGGACTCTCATGCTGGAGCTATTGATATCTGCGTTGGTCGCGCTGCTAGATCTGCTAGGGCTGTAAATGAAACCTCCTTAACAACTGACGATGAAATCATCACTGGTCTTTTGGAAACAGGAACAGTACCCAGTACACGTTTGCAAGTTCATAACGACTTTAAATCAGATGCAGCCAGAATATATATAAGCCAAAAAACAAATGTTGATGATAATTTTGGTATTGTACCGGGACTTCAAGGAAGTGCTTTTCCAAGATCAGCAATCGCTTTAAAATCTGACTTAGTTAGAATTATTGCAAGAGAGAATATTAAACTTGTTACAAGAACCGACGACACTAATTCCCAAGGAGGATCGGTCACTGCTGTTGGTGGTATTGATTTGATCGCCGGTAATGATGATTCAGACTTGCAGCCACTAGTAAAAGGCAATAATCTAGTTGAACTTTTGGAGTATATGTTGGAGGATATTAGGATCTTGGCTAGCACAGTTTTTGATTTAGCCTTGGCACAACAAACATACGAATTAATTCTTACGGCGCACACTCATCCTGTATTGCCCGGAGGAGATCCAATAACTGCTCCTTCAATTGGCGCAGCCCCATCAGTAACTGTTGGAATCGGCACAGCAGCAAAATCTATTAAGTCACTAATTACATCATATCCTGATCTTGTGATTACTAATATTAATAGTTTATTAGAAGATTTAGAATACTTAAAAGGATTCGGCGGAAAGCATATACTTAGTAAGAAGAACAATACTAATTAATTAACGGTGTAACAATGTCATTAGCTCAAAGCGCATATTTTAAAGCAAAACCAAAGCAAAATGTGAAGGTAAAAGCAATTGCTTCTATTGAGCTTCCCTTTTACGAAGGTTCTGCAAAGGGTGATTATTATGCCGCAAATTCAATCCCTAGTAATGGCGTCCCGAGAAAATTAACTAAAAACGGAGTCCTTTATAGCGACGGTGCATCATCCCCCGTAAATACAACTTCTTGGATGAACCCCAGTTCAGAATATGGATTCAGGACCCCCGAGGAGCAATATGTATATCGTTACGGCACTGAATATTCAGGCAATAATATAGCTGGAGACGCAAGTAGCAATAAGGTTTCCTTCGAGGCAATATATTGTGAGTGGGATAAATATAAATTTTCAAACTTTGTTATCGAATCCTTGGTCGGAAAGGCTCTGACACAAGCAATCGCATACAACTATTTTGGTTATCCAATCTCAAATGTTAGCAGAAGAATCGATTTAGATTACGATAATGAGCAAGACATTGCGTGGGGATTCGGAAGGATGCCCAATTTAGGTTCGGCAGACCCCCTAGAGCCAGTTCCTGTAGAAGATATGAACATGAATGCCGGATCTATCGGCGGCTTCATTACTCTAAGGAATAACGGGGCAGACATTTCAGCCGCACTTACAGGCATAAATCCCGTCACTGTCGCCAATGATATTACAATTCTAGATGAAAATACAAACGATGATGTTTACTCTAGATATGTAAAGATGCTAGGAGCATACAGAAAGGGCGGCACCACATTTGTTAAAGCAGATGAATTTGTTCAATACTATACAAATTCGCATATTTTTGAAATTAGAGATTATCCAGTTAATCAGCCGTCATTGTTCGGAACTCCCCCTGTTTTCGGAGGAAAAAACAACTCAGGTACAAAAGAAAACAACCCCTCTTTAGGTGAGCATGAAGATTTTGAGAGTGGGAGATCTCCAGATGAAAATTACCTTTTTATTAAAAAATTAGATGCAGAAGGATCTCTAGGATTAATTTCAGTAGACTTGTCTGATTCTAGCACTTTAAAGTCTATACAGGATAAAGCTAGCGAAAAATATAACAACGTATATCAGCCAGTCGGCAAAACACAAGCGAGAATGTGGTATCCGAGTTTTCAAACCTCTCTGTCAAGCAGCCCTCTCTATGTGACAATGGGTGGATCAGATGGCATCAAAAGATCAGATTGGTATTTTGATAGTGTAAATCTAACTCACGACAATCAATCACCGGATGGAGAGCCAGCATCACTTACAGAGGAGGAAGGCTATAACGCAAACTTTAAAACATCGAACTTGGTTTCTATGTTTAAGTTAGTGCCAGCAGGTATACCGCAAGAAGAAAGAGATAAGTTTGTAAAAAATCCTCACTTTACTCTCAACCACATATTGCCAAAGATGATGGAATATGTAGCTAAAGTTGTTCCACAAAATCCAAGATTTGCTGGTCCAAAGCCTGCATCTGTAGAGCCGGGAGCAAAGACATTCAAGCCCTATCTTTCTTGGTTTGAAAGTGCGACAGTAAAAGAAGCGGATATTGAAACTAATGATGTTGATTCTTCAGAATTAGAAGAGGAAAACTATTATTCAGGCTGCTCTCCCATACAAGTTCATAGAGTAGTCTCAGGTAGTTTCTTTGAGTTTCAAACTGGAAGGAAGTACATAAACGCTCCATATTTGGCTAGAGACCCTAGACCAGAGGTGGTCTTAAACGGAGAATTGACCCCCAATTCAAAATATGAAAAATTAGGCACTCAAGAGAAGAGAGTTGCAAATGATAAATATAGCATCGGATATTTTAAGAAGTCCACAAGCCAGCCTCCGCAAGTAAACATAGATTATGCTTCTAAGTTTGGTCTCTGGAACAACGACTGGATCGGAGGCTATGCAGCGAAGTATTATAAAAAAGACGGTACTTCTCAAAATGATTCGACTGTGCCACCAAATTCAGAGGGATATTCGACATTTACATCGGTGAGACCCGGCGGGTTCATGGTTTTGCCTAGAAATACTAGAACCATAAAATCAATGCTGAATTCCTTACCAACTCAGAACTTTTATGGTCTTGAAGCTATAGCCGAAGCTATTGATAACGGCGCTCAATCTTTTGAATTAACAAAATTGGCTTCCGATTTGTGGCTGTCATATCATTTTGCTACAAAGCCAAACGGAATGGGCTTCACTGATAACCTTCCCGCATACTATTCAGATGCAATTAGGACGACTTTTGCAGACTGGGACAACGAAGCAAAATGGGTCGACCTGACTTTCACATTGAATACCTTATACGACCAGAAGGTGGTAAATGGCAGTGATATTCAGTATTTTCCTAGTCCAAGCATTGAGGATGTAGATCCTGCTGAACTTTATGGAAGCAAGTTTTCTTTGTTTAATGATGTAAAACCATTGTTGTTTTCTGCAAATAACACCAATTATATAAACAAGCAACAGGGCTATGCAGGACGTCCAAAAGTATCTACTGGCTTGCAAGATCCCGGTATCCATTCATTCGATCAATTTTTAAATTCACAAAGCATCCAAGACGAGCGCGGCGCAAATGTCCCAGTAAAAGTCAGGAGAGTATCTCAATTAGAATTCCCGATATGGAATTGGAAAAGAGGCGGCGGAGAGGGCTGGGCTGATCTAGACAGCATTAATTGGCCATCTTTGATTGAAGATCCAGCAAATTCAAATTCCCCATATGCAACGTCGGGGTTCAATACTTGGAAAAAGTACGTTGAGCAACAACCTGCATTACTAGAGCAGGCTAGAGAATGTGTCCCTAATTGGGTCAAGTCTTTAAGGATATATCCAACAGTTAAAGAAGACGCTTTAAAATATGGATTTATACCAAATACTTTACCGATCACTAAGCAAAAGATAATTTTTAAAAGTGAGTGGGACCTAGATGATGCAATCAAGAAGCTAGGAGAAGGTTCAGGTAACGGAAACATATTTGAAGATTATTTCTGGAGTTTTGAAGATCAATTTTCAAACAATAGCTTGGAAAATATGGATTTAGCTTCCCAGCAACAAGATTATCTAGCTCAAGCATACAGTTCAGACATAACCAGCCTTAAGAGTTATAAGTCTAGTGATAATATAGAGGATGCATGTCACCCTTGGATGACTCTAAATTTCGAGATTGATAATAATATCAACAGTGATAAATATAGAACTGCTGTCGATAATCTTAACGTTACTTTGACCTATGCTGTTGAATTAGAAATAGATGAACCCAAATTAGTATTAGACTTAGTAAAAATGGGCATTGTTGGTCTAGCAGGGACTTCTGCTCAGTATGTAGAGTTGGGCATAGACTTGCAAGAATTGTTTGATACTGTTGGTGGGTCAAATACTCTTTATTCTGAAAGTTTATTAAGCGGTTACGAGGCTTATAACGCATCGTCTAATCCAAACGCCGGATCGCCTGTTGACTTTGGAGCATTCCCTTCTGTACTCCATTCATCCGATATTTCTTTTGAAGCTCAAAAGGCAGCGTTGGAAGCGCAGCCGATTATTAATGAAAAGATTGCAGAAGCTAAAAAGAAATACCCAGAGATAGATAATCCAATCAACAGTTATATCTGGCTCAAAGATTCTTCTAAGAAAACAGCAATATATTCAAAGCCATCAGCTAGATCTACGATCCTAGGATATGTAGATAATTTTACAACTGTAAGGGTTCTTAAGGAGTGGGTCAATGGTGTTGGTGATTTTAACAGAATTAGAATACTTGACGAAACTACAGGAGAAATGAACAAAAAGTTGGGATATGTTGCCCCTGAGATTCTAGAGCCTGCTGTTGAGGATTTCTTCTTTTCAACTGGGATATCCGATGGCAAAGGTGTGTTTGATAACGGATCTCCGAAATTATCTCTTAAGCAAACACAAATAAAAGATATGTCTGAAATGGCTCGTGCAGTTGTCCCTACATGGTGGAAACAAACTGAACCATATTATTACCTTCAAGACGGAGAATATTGGCATACTGTAGAGTTGTTTGGCGAAGACTGTGTTATTGATGATACCGACTTAGAAGCAAAAAAAGAAGTTGCAATGCAAATTGGGTTAAGACAGCTTTTCGACTTTTATGGAAAGAAATATACAGACTCAACAATAAATAAGTTTGCAAAAAGCTATTTGGCTGCAAGAATTGATGGTTATATATTAGATATGCGCCCCGGATCCAGTATTAAGTTTTTGCTTAAGGTGGGAGGAATCTATTTTAATGCCATACCAAACAAGAAAAGAAGCCTTAATTCACTAAAGAAAAATACTCCTTATAAAATAGGGTTAAATCAGCAGTTTTATGAAAACCACCTAGTGCAAGCGCTTTATGGTCTAAACAGGATTTATTTAGATATAGCAACATCTGAATACACCCTAAGAGGGATTAACTTCATAAAAGAGATTGAACGTTTAGAGCAGGTCCCTCTTCTTCTCAAGAGGATGTTGGCTGTCAACAACGTCGATGTTACAACAAGCGAAGAAAATACAATAGAATTGGGGTTTGATTATTCATTTAAGCTAATTTATATTTCTTATATAGAAAGATCTACTGGCAAAGAGAGGATATTAGATGTTGGATACGGCTATTTTACTAGTCTGAATCCTATAAATAACCCAAACACCATGTCTCTCTTTTATAATCACAGAGCATTACGCAATCCGTTATTGAAGTGGAGAGATGCGGTAAACAAATACTTTATCAATCCAAAGCCACAAATTATCAAAAAGAATACTCCGTCAAAAGCAGACCCGTCAGCCAATAACGTTTGCGGACCCTTAACTTACAACCTCCCCGGCTGGAGGGACATACTGGGTCCAATTGCTGCGAATTTAGATAAGCAATTGGCACTAGATCCTAGATTTGATCTAGGGTCTTTTCAATTTAGTTTGTATAAATATTTGCCTCCGTGCCCCAAGCCACCATCTGGAGTTGGAGACACATTCCTATATGGTGAGTATGAAATTAATCAAGAAAAAGAATTTTTTACTAATTTAGAAGCTTTGACACAAATTGAAAAAGCTTTTGATTTAGATAACGCCAAAGAATATGTGGGAGATTGGTTCTCATCAGCAGATGCAATTGATGATATTAGGGCTAAAATATTTGATCTAGAAGACGTAGAAAAATATATGGGAAGTCTCTTTGGCACAAATATGTCTGAGATTATAACAAATATATACAGCAGAATTTGTAAATGTTTTCTCGATATAGCAGGCATTGACACAGTTACATTGCCGAATCTGGAACTTGATGCAAATGCTGGCTCCATTGGTGCGAACTTAAATCCAAGCAATATATTAGATCCCAATACAGAAATAGGTCAAATACAAAACCCATCAGCAAGTGGAGTAAACCCTTTCAGTGATCCGGGTAAAGACTTCGACGCAGAAAACTTGTTCTGCTCCTTTTGTATAGAAATACCATCGTTCTTTCTTAGGTTGCCCACAACAAACATTATGGATGTGATTGTGGCAGCATTGAAGAAATTATTAGAATTATTGCTAGCCCAATTAATATTGGCTCTTATTCAAGCACTGTTGGATATTTTGTTAACCTGTCCTGAGCTTTCTTGTCCTGAAGGCGAGAGAAACGTAAGAGATTATGGCGCAAATAATTTAGCTGATATTTTCACTGAAGACTCAACTGGAACACCAGTGCCAGCATTCTTTCAAGGGTGTGGTCTTATAATAGACGACCAACAATTGACTGCTGACGAAGTTTTAGCTTTCATGGATACGATTTCCCGAAGATTGACATCGGGAGAGTGTCTGTCTTTGATAACAGGTGGAATCAACGATGCAATGATGAAGGTTGCGAAAGAAGAGATAGCAAAATATCCCGGCATACAAAACCAATTGGATAACGAAGCCAAGATAGAAGACTTTTTCGCTTGTGCTGGCATAGGTCTTCCGCCTGAAACTGTAGCCCAATTAGAAGATGACATATTAAATAAATATAAGGACCCAGAAGTGTGTTCAAATATTTTAAATGATGCAAAAGAAAAATTGGCTGAAAGATGTGGGGCTTCTGATTTACTAGACGCTTCCGTTGACAATGCTTTGAACTTTGATATCGATAAATATAAGAAGCTTGCAGATGCAATTAGAAAAAACCAAAACTTATCAAATGACATTCCATCCCTATTTGGTGACTGCTTTGGTAACCAAGGTGTGTTAAGTGGGTTACCAAATCCAGCGTTGGATTTTGCGGTAGAACAATCTGTAGAGGCTATTGTTGAACCAGTTAGGAGAGCAATGAAAAGAGAATTGTTTAACTTGACAAAGCCAATATTGGACTTAAACAGTTCTAGCAGCAGCCCAATCGCAACTCAAGCTGCTTTAGTTAACCACAGCCCAAAGATAGCAGATATGAAGAGAAGCAATTCTATGGCAAATGCAATAGAGCTTTGCAGCCTCCATTCAGGCTTGCCAGCGGCATCAACTGCAATGATCATCGCCCCCGGAGCAGGAATCCCAATTGCAATCGCCGCTTTATCTACATTCCCTAGTTTTACAGGAGACACTACTTTTAAGGATGTCGTATTTGGAGCAAACATAAAAGTTAACAAAAACTTGCAATTAGAAAGCGCAGATGAAACCCTGCCAATCGATGTAGTGTTGGCTGACTTGGGAGATAATATAATCATTCAAACACCTCAAGACTTAGATAATGAAGGGGCAACAGCTAGAATTACAGTCCCAATCAACGAAGCGACAGGGGAATCCATGCAGCTTCAGCTTCTTCCTGCGTCAACTGACGACGACGGAAATATTATATACACTGATAACTATTCTCTAACTTTGACTGTCAAGGATACACTAGGGGTCGAGGGCTTGGACACAATCCAGCTAATTCCAAAAGACAATCAGTTGCCTGACCAACTGGTAAATCACTTACAAGACTATAGCGTTGACACTACATCAAAAAGCCCACCACAGGCACAGTATTTCGCAGAGCTTGTATTAAGTAATCTAGAAAAAGATTCAGGAAGTGATGGGCTGACAGAGGAATTTAGAACATTTCTAAAGGAAACCCTAGAGAATGATATATATTGGACTATCTGGAGAGCATCTTTAGATTATATGGCTGATTCTCTTGCAGATTGCGAACTATTAAGAGAATATGAGCTTAATAGGCAAGATGAATTCATTGGATTTAATCCGTTTCTTTTTATTCCGGGACTGGCTGTTGTAATAGGTCTTGCTGGTGCTACAACTTCCGTGGGTCAAGAGGAGGCAAATCTTTTTTACGGTGGTAAATTTTTAAGAAAAGAGATGACCAATCTAGATATGCAATCTTATGGCGATACAGACGGAATCATAAACATTGAAAAACTAAAGAAAACAATAAAAGACAACTATGATTTCTCCAGAGCACATGATCCAAATTCAGAACAAATGGGTATGCCACATTATGCGATTTTGCAAGGATTAATGTCAGGCTTAATTCAGCTTTTTGTTGGAGAAATATTCGTTAGAGGTATTGTGCCACTTTCTAAGTTTCCCATCGATGTAATGACCTCTGAAGAATACACCGTAGAAATTATCTATAGAAATATGAGCGAATGGCTGAATACGGGCTCTCCCGAATTTAAAGTGAAGTTTGTTAAAATAATGAGAGAAATATTCAAGCCCTGCAATAGCAAAACAATCTTATTTGTGTCAGATACCCCAGACGATGAAACCGCAGGAATCCCCGGAACAGCTACTGGCTTTGAAAAGGACTATAGAATAGAAAGTTGGGAAGATGGTTTGAGGTTCTTAATTAGACAGGAGATGTATGGACCGGCAAAGTTTATTAAAAACAAACTCGCATCCTTTAAGACATCATCTGGAACCAGTATAGCTCCGGCAAACCCAGTTACTGCCATAACTTATGGAAAAATGCTGTCAGTTCCCGATGGGGCGTTCCAGAGAGAGCAGGACAACAACTCATTGTTCAGCGGTGAGAAGAAAGAAGCATTTAAAAATGGTAAGTTATTTTTACAGTATTATTTTGAGGTTGTTGATTGGGAACCAGAAGACGAGCAATACAATGCTGCTGTCGCACAAAGAGACGAAAGCTTAAAGGGAATATTGAGCGAAGACAACTTTGTAGAATTAATATCAAGGCTCTGTGGAATTCCAACTGGTTTTCCTCAAAACTACGAATCTAATAACGCTATCTTGACAAAATCACCAGAAGGAGATACTGCATCAGACGATCTTGATCTGCCTTTTAAAGATTTATTCAAGGAGATTAATTTTGGATTAAGAATGTGCTATGGAGCCATTCAAACAACACAGACGGAAACTCCCGGCGGAAAGCCGATATTAGAAGATCAAAATCCAAAAATATCTAATTTTATTAATAAGATAAAAGAATTTGTAAACCTTGGCGACGGAGAGATATTATTTCTTAACGAAAATGAACAATCTCCATCCTTGACGCCACAATACGTTCCGGGTCCACAGGATGACATATTTAAATTTTCCAAATTAACTAAGTCATTGCTGTTGGCAGAAGATTTTAGAGGATTTGCCGAGTACGGCGTAGACACTCCCGAGTCTAATGCACTAGGCGCAACTTGGGAAGTGATTGATCCCCTATATACTGTTGTTCTGCCTTTGTTTACTCAAAAAGTTAGAATTGCTGGCGAAGGGTCTTACGAGGGAGGGTATCCCCTGTTCAATAGTAATACAGCTACTTTGAATTACTTGGCAGACCAATTTAGGCTCTTCACTGCTAGCGCAGCCTCTGGCACTGGATATCCATCCAAGGTTATGAATAAGCTTAGTCTAGACTTCTTTACAAGCCCTGAATATGAAGGAATATTCAGGTATGCAATCCCCATTCCTAAAATGGCTTCCATGTTAACAGTACACAACGTCGCAATTGCAAGTAAGGACAAGAATGTGACCAAAGCGTTCAACCTCACCAAAGCGCAGCTTAAAGACCTCATCAAAAAGACTACAAACTTTGTTGGTCCTCAAATGTACAAAAAACCTTTTGTGTAAACTTAAACGGTTAAAAAATATACATAAAGTTCTATTTATAGGAAAAGCGAGGACTTCATATGGCTTATTATTCTCCACACCTACCTCTTACCAGAGACAAGACAAATGGCTATAAATTAACAGAAACTTTGAAAGAGGTGGTAAAGCAAAATTTTAAAATGTTATTGTTGACAATGCCGGGGGAAAGAATCATGATCCCCGAATTTGGCGCTGGTCTGTACCAATATTTGTTTGAGAATGTAACTCCAGAACTAAGACAAAAGATAGAGGCTAGAATTAGAGAACAAACGGGTCAGTATATGGCATTTATAAAAATAAGAAACCTAGATATACAAGAAGGCTCAGACGAATACGGAAAAGCAATTTCTAATTCCTTGTTTGTGACAATAGAATACTTTATAGATTCATTGTCCGAAGTTGATGTTCTGAACTTGACAGTATCCCAACAAAATGTTTGATATTCAATATTTATTACTACTTATTAAAACAAAGGAAATACTTTTCATATGAAGACAAGAAGAACAAACATTCCTCCAATAAATTACACAAGTAGGGACTTTGGAACAATCAAAGAGGACTTGGTGTCTTATGCCAAAAGATATTACCCTGATACGTTTCAAGATTTTAGTGAGGCTTCCTTTGGTTCCTTGATGTTAGATATGACTGCGTATGTTGGCGATGTTGTATCTTTTTACCTAGACTATCAAGTAAATGAGTCTTTTCTAGATTCTGCGGTTGAAAACCAAAATATTAATCGACTAGCAAGGCAGATGGGCTATAGACAATCTGGCACATCGGTGTCAGAGGGAATAGTAACAGTTTATATAATAGTACCAGCATCAAGCACGGGAATAAGTCCTGACTTGAGATACGCCCCTGTTTTAAGAAATGGGACAAAATTTACCTCATCTACTGGCGTAACTTTTACCCTAATTGAAGATATCGATTTCGGAAATTCAGAAAACGAAACTATAGCTGCCGCAGTAAATGCAACGACAACCTTGCCAACGAGCTATGCAATTAAAGCAAGGGGAAGAATCAGGTCTGGAGAATTAAAGGTAGAATATTTTAGTGTTGGAGAATATGTAAGATATCCAAAATTTACTTTAGCAGATAACTTTATAACTGAGATTGTCGACGTTTTTGATTCTGCTGGAAATAGATACTTCGAAGTAGATTACTTGTCCCAAGATACTGTTTACTCGCCAATCATAAATAGAGGCAATGACAGCAACAATGTGCCATATATTATGAAGCCCAAAGTCGTACCAAGGAGATTCGTTACAGAATTCCAAGGAAATAGAACAACAATTCAATTTGGACACGGATCAGAAGAGAATCTAACATCAGATGTAGTGTCGGACCCGTACAACGTGGTCTTAGATATGCATGGCAAAAATTATGTTACAGATAAATCCTTTGACCCAACAAGCCTAATCGAAACAGATAGCTTAGGCGTTGCCCCATCGAACACAACTTTGACAGTTATTTATCGCTCAAACAATAGCCAGAATGTAAATATCTCAGCTAATTCTTTAGAATCATTGGCTGATGTTGATATTAGGTTTAAAAATGCAAATACGCTACAGGACTCAATTATTAGAGACGCTATATCTTCCTTAGAGTATGAGAATGAGGAGCCTATTGTCGGCAATGTGGATGCAATTGGGGCAGAGGAAATAAGACAGAGAGCGTATGGATTGTATGCAGCACAAAACCGAGCCGTAACAAAAGAAGACTATAAGGCTATAATATACAAAATGCCTTCAAAATTTGGTGCGATAAAGAAGTGCAATCTGGTACAGGATAAAGATTCTTTCAAGAGAAACCTTAATTTGTACGTAGTTTCGGAAAATTCGAATGGAAATCTAATAACAACGCCACAAACTTTAAAAAACAATTTAAAAACTTGGATCTCAAACTATAAAATGATTAATGATACAGTTGATATATTAGATGGGAAAATTGTTAATATCGGCATTGAATACGAAATAATGGTAGATAGCGAAGAGAACAGGTTCTCGGCTTTAGACTTATCTAACAGGGTTTTGGCAAACAGATTTTCCAGAAAGTTTGACTTTGGAGAGCCACTAATGTTTTCTGATATTCTTCAAGCGCTTAAAAACATACCAAATGTTTTAGATGTGGGGCAGGTAAGAATAGTCAAACGGTCTGGCTCGCAATACTCAAGTATTGATTTTAACATACAAAGGTATACTAGTGCAGATGGTAGATCAATAATGCCACCAGAAGATTTCATTTTCGAAATTAAAATACCAAGTTCAGATATAAGAGGCACCGTAATTTAATGGCTATTAAAAAATATATTGCTAACGCTGACAACACAATAAGTAACGCTTTCAAGGTAGACCTCCAAACTAGAGGTACAGGCTCAAATATGGGCGCAGCAGATGTCCTAGAGGCGTTCTATATCTCAGGTCAAGTATCATCCTCCTCTGGGTTATCTTCAGAAAAATCAAGAATTCTTGTTCAATTTGATATAGATAAGATGAACGAGGATAGGACGAACGGGCTAATACCACTTAGTGGAAACGTTTCATGGTATCTCAATATGTATAACGCCCCTCACGCTTATACTTTGCCAAAAGATTTTAAAATGGTTATTAAAGTCTCTTCTGGTTCTTGGCAAGAGGGATATGGTTTGGATATGGATAACTATACAGACCAAACATACGAAGGGACTGGATCTAACTGGATAAGAAAAGGCGCAGCAGGCGATGGTAACTCCACTTGGTTAACCGAGGGTGGTGATTTCGCAGAAAGTCTTCTATCCCCAGCCTATACTGCTTCCTTTGCTGACGGTACAGAAGATTTATCTGTTGATATTAGCGATATTGTTGAAGACTGGATGACCGGCGGCGCTGCGGCTATAGGAAATTTTCAAGTTACCTCAACAGGCTCTCTGCCATCTGTTTTTAACGGCGCAGAGTTTACATTAAAAGATTCCCAAGGCACTTCGGTAACTTATACTTTTGATACCTCAACCACTACCAGTGCTGGAAGCACTATCGGCTTATCTGGTGCAAATTCAAAAACAAAGATCCAGCAAGCGATCAGAGACGCAGTTAACAACACAGGCGTATTGAGGATGTCAGCAGCCGATGATGAGAGCGCCTCCCCCGTAGTAGGCAACAATCTGACTATGGACGATATTGGATTGGCAGGCAACAATGTCGGAGGATTGGGAGATATAGACATAACAGGCTCTAATGTCCCCGGAGCATTGCTACTTATAGGTTTAGAATTTGTAAACGGCACAGGAATACCCAACTACGGACTGGGAGTATTCTTGTCTTCAAGTTTTGAAACAGGCGAAAAAAGCAATTACACCAAAAAGTTCTTTTCTAGAACTAGCGAGTATTTCTTTAAGAGACCAGCTCTGGAAGCCAGGTGGGATTCTTCGGAGAAAGATAATGCTGCTAACTTTGTTCTTAGCAGCTCTTTAGCCACCGGAGAAGACAACCTAAACACCTTATATCTATACAATTATGTTAAAGGTAAGCTGCAAAATATCCCAGCCAACGCATCTCATACAAATCCATCAGTCAATATGAAGGTGAGCTTATATTCAAACTCTGTTGGCAACATTCATGATAAATTAAAATTACCCAAAGGCGGTGACGTTGCTAGTACAAACGACACAAATGCAGTGGGAGGCATTATTTCGACAGGCGTATACACAGCTTCTTTAGCTATGAGCCACTCTGAAGGAACAGCCGGATTTTCAGGCTCTGTATATGCTATGTGGCATTATAATGACTTAGTGACATATCACACTAGCTCTGAGATATCTGTATTCAAGTTGAACGCATCAAATTATAACCCTGATCCTGACTATGTTACATCTATAGACAATTTAAAAGCAAATTACTCAAGAGACGAACAAGCAAGATTCAGGTTGTTTGTTAGATCGAAAAACTGGAGCCCAAATAATTATACGGTTGTTCAGGCAGAACCCGCGAGTGAAGTTATAGAAGATGCTTATTATAAATTATACAGAACTGTAGACGATTATTGCGTAATTCCTTTTGGAACCGGCTCTGCTACGTATCCACAGGCTAATGACTCAAAAGGATCATATACGAGATTATCTTACGATATTTCTGGTAATTATTTTGATTTAGATATGGATCTATTGCAGTCTGGTTACGAGTATGGTTTAAAGTTTGCTTATTATCTAAACGGATCCTACAGAGAACAGAAAGAAGTATTTAAGTTTAAGGTTGAAGATTAATGGCTAAGAAAACAAAAGATCTTTTTAGAAAAAAGTATCCATCGAGAGCATCTATGTATGCTTCAAAAAACCTATTGTCTTCAAGTTCTGATAGTGTAGGGCGAGAAGTGGAGTCTGCTTTGTATACAGAGCAGTTCATAAAAGACAGAGACAGATACAAGCCAAATATTGATTTTACTGATCCTAGCAATTTTGTAAGGTTTGGTTCTGCAAAAGAATATTACGAAAAATCAATTGAAAACATCTACAAGACGTATCCATACGATGGATCCTTAAAGGAAAAGCTTGAGTGGCATAACTCATCTTCATATTTTGATAATTATTTCTTCGAGTATGAATACCCGAGAACAAACGGATATATATCAATTGGTCAAAACTGGACTGCTGACAGCACTACGGCGGAAGATGCCGTAGATAAAATTGTAGCTGCTTCTTCGCCACAGTATATTAGCATCCAAGGTGGTCCACATGGACCTCAAGCGCCAGCATATGATCCGAACTATGATAAAGCTCTCACATATAAAAGACCAGAGCATAAAGCAAATATATTTGATTCTGAGATCAATCAAAAGCAAAACTTGACTATTGATGGCACTACGGGGAATACTGTAGAATTTTGGCTAAAGCTACCAACAAACTCTCCAACTGGGCAAGATTCTCCTTCTTATGCGTATTTTGATCTCTGGAATGAGAGCACAGACAAGACATCTTCTGGGGAATACGGAAGGCTTTTGGTTGAGACAAGATTAGACAAGACTCTTGATGGGACATATACAGATGATTCGTTATTCCATATTACTTATATGTCCGGTAACAGTGGAGCCGAGCGTTCCCCCATTGGACCTACCAGTTTATTAACTAGCCAAAATATAACCCTAACTGATTGGAATCACTACGCATTTGTTGCAAAAAATAATCCAACTGGCTCTAATCACTTATTGTTTGATCTATATATTAATGGATATCAGGTTGACACAGTTCATACCGGATCTCAAATTTCCGAAGTCAGAACAGGTCCGTTTAACGCAAACATCGGAGCTTATAGATACAATCCAGCTAGCAATCTAGCTGTTGCCAATGGAGAAGGAAGTATATCTGGATCTTTCTTTGACGAATTTAGATTCTGGAAAAAAAGTAGAAATCAAAAAGATATCGCATTGTATTGGTTCACGCAGATTGGCGGTGGGACAAACACAGATTATGGATTAAAAAACTCAAAGTATACAGGTTCTTTAAATCCTGTTGACTTGGGGGTTTATTACAAGTTCAATGAAGGGATTGTAGGCTCTGGTCTAGATAGCACAGTCTTGGATTACTCTGGTCGAGTGTCCAATGGTACATATAACAACTACTCATTCACCAGCACAATGCCAGAATTGAGATTTACTTCATCAGCTATGGTGGAGTCAAATGCGTCAGACAGAGAATTCAAGGATCCAATCTTATATTCAATTCACCCAACTGTTGCCGACTTAAAGACTGAAATAACAGCTAAAGGTATCGAGTACGACTCTAAAAACTCAATGTCTCTGTACAATATGATGCCTATGTGGATTCTCGACGATGACGAAGAGAAAGATAAAAAGACTGTCAAAAAGCTAACACAAATTATGGCTAGCTATTTTGATGAGCTTTTCATTCAAACAGAAAGACTCAATAAACTAAAAGATGAAACATACATAAGCGGTAGTGTTTCTGGCAGCATATACAAGCCTCTCCCATTTGCAGATAAATTATTGCACTCTAGGGGTTTCATGACCACTGAATTGTTTGCAAATGCTTCTGTTTTGGAATCTTTAGCCAATAGAGACGAGACAAAAGAATTCAAATCAGAGTTGGTAAATGTAAAAAACCAAATTTACACGAACATATACAACAATCTAAATTTTATAACAAAAGCTAAGGGTACTGAAAAGTCGATTAGAAATCTTTTGAGATGTTATGGAATTGATGACAACATATACGCTCTTTCGTTTTATGCTAATAATTCTGACATAACCTTAAATCAGTCTATTACCCCCAAGATAATAAGAAAGAATTATGTAAACTTTGCAACAGCTAGCAATCAAGGGGCTTTAGTATACCAATCTACAGCCTCTTCGAACGCTAATTCTGTTATGTACATCACAGGAAGCACAAACGCGGCTTCGGGTTTTGACAATGATTTAGGATTTACTCTGGAAGCAGAAGTTATATTCCCTAGAGAACTAGCAATTGATAATCCAAAGAAGGGAGAAACGGAATATACTCCAATATCGGCATCTTTGTTTGGGATGCATTCAGTGCCCTTAGTTCAGTCCAATGAAGCAGACACAACTTGGTCAACCACAGATTACGCCAGTTTGCAGGTATATGCAGTTAGAGAAAGAAATTCTGGAATTTATCCGAGTAACAATGAAGATCAAATCAAGTTTGTATTAACTGGTACAAATGTTAACGCCTCCACAGAAGCTTCCATACCATTTTTAACTTCAAGTGTGTACAGCGATGTTTACGAAGGCGAAAAATGGAACTTCGCTGTAAAAGTATATCCTACTAAGTATCCAAATCTAGGAGCCGTATCAGGAACGTCCGGTCACACAGTAGAATTTCAAGGTATTAATACACAAGCAGATACAGTTATAAATCACTTTGTTTTAACGGGTAGCGTTTCTAACGGAACAAATGTGCTGAGTGATAAAAAGAGGGTCTACATAGGGTCTCATAGGACAAATTATACAGGATCCCTGATTGTAGGCACTAACGTTCGAATGTCATCTTGTAGATATTGGGCAATCCCCCTAGAAACTCAAGAATTGATATCTCATGCTATTGACGCCACAAATTATGGTGTTTTTAACCCCGCCCAAAGTGCATATTTGTTTCAAGAATATGGAGTAAATATACCAAAGATTAGAACTCTGGCTTTGCATTGGGATTTTAATCAAAACACCGGGTCTGACTCTGGCGGAGCATTTGCTGTAGAAGATTTCTCCTACGGAACGACAGACGCCATTACAAGGGGTGACCTATCAACCCTACTTTCTAGGCAACATACTGGGCGAGGACTGTACTTTGGTCCGTCTAGGACAGATGCTATTAAGAAAGAGAGAGTCTACACATATAAGCAGCAAGTGCCCGAAAACTTGGACATTGCTGATACAGTGAAGATTATCAATAAGGATCAAGAATTCTTTACCCCCAGAACAAGACCAATTACATTTAGTTTCGCCGCTGAAAAGAGTATGTATCAGAACATATCCGAAGAGATGCTCAACTTCATGGCTTACTCTGCTGAATCTAGTGGCTTAGAGAATTTGGTCGGAGACCCAATAAACAAGTATAGACCAGAATACAAGCTGATGCAGAAGATCAGAAACATTTTCTTTGAGAGAATTTCAAATACGGCAGATCTTGATAAATATTTAGATTTCTATAAGTGGCTGGATGGTTCTGTTAGTTTTATGATCTCTCAACTTGTCCCTGCTTCCTCTGAGATAGAAGGTGTTAGAAATATTGTCGAGAGTCACATCCTAGAGAGAAATAAGATCCAACATAGGTTTCCAACCTTTGAATTTGGATCCAACGATCCCGCAGGGTCAATAAACGGAATCAATGAGCTTCTTTATAACTGGGAGTTTGGTCATGCCCCAACGTTCCCTTCACCGGGCGTTGCAGCAACAACAACAATTACAGCAACAGCGACCCCAACAGCCGGTAAGCAGATAACTTTACGACAACTTTTGGCTGGTGGTTCAACCAATTCGGTTACCTTTACTGTGCATAATACAACAACAAGCGGAAACAACTTTGCTAAAACAGGTGCAGATCACGGTCTGACGAATTTAAAAACACTCATCGATGCAGCAGGAATATATACGACTAGTGCTGTTCAAAACTTGGGTGGAGGATCTTATAGACTAACAATAACGCAAAATTTAAAAGGTGCATTGGGAAATACGACTGTTACCAGCAACGTTGACAACTATACAGTAGCTGGCGCTGCTAGCGCTGCTGCTGATGGAGTCTTTTCTGACGGCATTGATAGAAAATACCAAGAAGATAGCTGCAACTGGTGGAATAAGAAAGTAAACAGGCAAGATCCAATCTTGGCGACAGGAATTAGTGATGTAGACGTTGGTAGAGCCACAATACATTCCGCCTCTTTGCAGGTGTTTAATAGAAGATTTAGCTCTCCATATAAAATAACTGCAAGAGAGGGTAACGGAGCACTCAAGACAAAGTATAACAAGAGATCAATTGTTATGACTGAGACTGAGCCGTTTGCCAACACAAAAACAATTACATATAACACCACTACATTTACAACATCGAGTGTCATATGTCTAGATGACGTAAAGATTAATCCAAATCTTAAGAGGCAGGCAGATTATCAAGTACAGCTAAGTGATACAACAAATACAAAATCAAAGTATTCAAGTGGTTTAGTCGCGCCGTATACTTTCTTTTCCTCAAGCGCCAAAGCAGTCGCTACTGGGGTGCCGACTGGATTTCAAGCTGGACCAGACCACTTAAGAGATTACTATTTGGATACAAAGGAGATACCGGCTCAGGGTCCATTCACTAGGCAGCACGTCGGTGGTAATCAATATAGAAATCTTGGATTTGCATACAAACCGGCTCAATTAAACAGACCAACAGATCCAAGAAAAGATGTATTTCCGCAGGCGTGGTATTCGCTAGCAACTTTTGGCGGAGGTAATTTTTACTATACTATCGTTAATCCAAGTTATTTCAACTCTACTTTCACGAGAGCAGATTACACAAGAGACTTTATAGCGAAGAGCCCTGTTAATATAAAGAATATCAAGACAGTCAACACAACTTTTAGCAGCAGTTATGGTAGCATGCTTAGTTTGGGTAACTATGCTCACAATTATGAAGTAGTCCAAACTGCCGATAGAAGTGTTAACAATAGATATTTAGCTGAAAACAAGATATTAAACACATCCTCAGTTGCATCTCCCTATATAAGAGACTTAAACGACTTTGCGTTACCAGACAGAGGCAGACACTCGGCTATTATGGTCAATAGATTCTCTGCTCCGGGTGGTCCCGAAGTAAATGGTCGAGGATTCCTAGATGTAGAATCGGAAACCTTCTCTGTTTACAATGCAATACCATTTAGAAATCTAACTGTAAGGCAACCTCTCAACACTTGGCTGACAAAGCATAGTGCCTTTGGTGGTTATGATAGTGAGTATGGAGCGCCATCAGCCTCTTTCCACAAAACTCAGCGTAATGGAGCAAAAAGAATACTAAGCAGTAGCGCAGGTCCTAGAGCAAATAATTCTGGATTCTCTACAGGCTCTGAATATGACAACTATTGGGTTCAACATATGATCCCAAGGTCTGATATGGGGTATGCTTGGATTACAGCATCTGCCACAAATGTAATATTTGGATACGAGCAGCCGAATGTTGCCAATGCCTCCATGGCTTCAACAGATCTTTCTTTTATTGGAGCTAGCCAGCACCAATCATTTTTAAGTACCTTTGGACTTCCAGCGGTCTATAGGTGGTTTGGTAGCGCCAAAACAGAAGGAGTTCGAACTGATTTCGTGGGCTTAAACTCACACATAATTGGAGATATAACATCCTCTACAAATACTTTAGGATTTTCATTGAATGCTGATTTTGTCAATGGAGGATTACTCCCAGAGACAGACGCTAATATAAAAACAGGTCTCGCGGGAGCTAGCGCTGTTTTAAATGGCATAAACTTGAACAGAAACGGAGCAGGAGGCTTTTCATCTTGGAAACAAGTAAGGCAGTCATATCATCCCATAGTAAGGTATCACAACAAAAGAAACGTTATTAGCTTAGTAACCTCTTCTGTGGTTTTGTATAATGATGAGGGAATTGCAAAGGTAAAGCCAGACACAATATCATTTACACTGTCGCCTGTAACTTTTGCTCACAAGCCCCTAAAGCATCACTTTACTTTGAAGTCGACTGGAGAAGATTTGTTTGTCGACAGTACATATGCAAATAACTTGCAAACATTCTCCTACAAAAGAATAAACGATATTATTGGATTTGAAGCTAAGGATGGAGATGAGGTTTACGACAACCTAAAAAGAATATACATTGATAAATACTTGGGCGCAACTAGCCCAATTGGTGATTTCGTCAATTTAAAATACTCAGAAACAGTTTATCCAAGAAAGAATTTTACTGGATTAGCTAAGTCTAGGGGAAGAGAAAACTATACAGGAACCCCCGGATCAGAAGACTACAATAAAGCACTGGGCTCTTCTCTTACTTTTTGGAAAGGTAATATTGATAATCGTCTAAGAACGGATAATGAAGCCAAGACAATGGGTGATGTAGTGATACACAGCGCCTCGGCACCCTTTGGTCTTATAGATTTAAGTAACTGGCCGCTAGATGCTGAAGAGCCATTTCTCGATTATCTTTTGGTGTCTGCTTCTGCTGGTGCTGGCGATGATGACTTTGATCCGTATTTCTGGAGCCCACTTGGTCCGTCTGGTGCGTTTTTAAGACCAGATTTAGAACCAAGATGGAATAATGTTGATAAAAACGGTGAATTATCACACGCAGGGTGGCTCCTTAGCTTATATGACATTAATGCAGATGGAAAGTATAATCTAGATGGCTTGGGGGCCAGAGGTCCATTAACAAATCTTAGGTTCTATGGCACAAGAGCAACAGCTTCTATACAGTATGAGTATCCAAACTTGGTTTGGTCTGGATCTTTTCCATACGGTCCTAGACCAAAAGATGGAAACACTGGTGGCTCTGGGGTTGGTGACGCTCATATGATTAATCAATCCTCGGCATCATTACATCTAATTCCGCCATTCCGAACAGATGTGCTTAGTGGCAGAAGACCATGGTTTGATTCATATGAAGATTATGCAAATGATATTAGATATATGGCTAAAGAGCACACAATAATCCCAGAGTTCAGAATAAGTGAACATATGGATTATTATATTGATAATGGATTCAAGGCTGATAACAACAAGTTTATGACTTTGGTGGGCGCGTCCCTTAATAATACCGGCAGTGCGACTTCTGAAACTGGAGCTTTTCAACAGCAATTTTTCAATATATACTCAAACACGGACTTCCTAAGTAAGATAGTTGATTTGAAAACGGATCATAAGAAAGGAAATGTTGGTCTTCCAACTGAAATATCCTTGAAAGTCAAAGCAGTTAAGAAGTTATTACCATATCAAGGTTTCTACCCTGCTCTTAGGGCAGTGCAACTGGGACAATTATTTTCAGCTTCATACGGACCATACATCACTGGCTCTAATAACTATGCCGCAGAAAACGAGAATCACCAAGGTAGATTGGCAGCTTTATATCAACCATTCTTCGCTCCGGGAATCTTCTTTAATACGATTAAGTCAGGTATAGCTGTTGATTATTCAGTTCACACGGGGTCAATTCCGGCTGGACTAGAAGCAATATACACCAGATGGGGAAGAAACCCGACCGCAGAAATAGATCTAGGGGTCGACAGTCCATATAGCGCCTCAAACATGGCGATGAGTCTGTTTACTGAAGCTCCTAATTTCTCTTTCCCTTTTGAGGCAATATTAAATCCAGATCGTTACTTTCCTGCTACCGGATCTAACGACACTTTAACTAAAGGTGATGTTGAGCAAGAGGGTATCGGGTTCAGGAATGCCGATATATTTTTCGCTTATCCCCACTTCACTGGCTCTTTAAGCCATGACGCAAACGTAACTTATGCTGATCCTTGGTCGGCAACTTCTACGTCTCCAACTACTGGAACAAGACAGGACTTTTTCTTCTCTTGGCAAGGACAGTCCGATGTAAGATACTCTTTGGCAGCCAACAATTTCTTTGCAGAGGTAGAAAACTTCTTTCTAGAAAGCAGATCTCCTACTTCTTTTGTGTCTAAGCCTGCAAAAGATTTCAAGCCAATGGTATCGGGAAGTGTCTATATCATGGACGTTGTATTGTCGAAGACTGAGAACTTTGTTTCGTATGAAGGTCCTTCAGGATCATTCCAGTTTAATCCTTTCACTGGATCAGCATCGACTTCCGATGAGGTTACTAAGGTAGACCCAACGAATGCACTAGGGAGAGCAAGGTGTTTCGATAAGAGTCCATATGTTTCAGCCAGAGGTATGCATTACGGTCCTCCGTACCTAGCACAGCCTTATATATTTGGAAATCCAGAAAGTGGAAGTGCTTTCTTTGAAGATCCTTGCTATGCAATACATACTCCTCCTTACTTTTATGGAGATGCTGTTGCTAGAATTGAGGTTAGACCTCACGAAATATATGACCTAACCCCAGATCAGTCAATTAAGATTGAATTTGATGAGATGATAGCGAATGCACAGATTCTTACAAAATATTTCAATTCTAATCAAAGAGCAAAAGATTTGCAAAATCCATCTTTTAGAAAGTTGTTTCCAGCAGGAACAAATCAGATGCAGATTTCTTCCTCCGTTGATCTTTTTGGGAGAGTCCAATTAAAAAATGCTCAATACTCAAACCAAAAAGATGCAGATGGCAACTTTATACCAGATGGATCAAGCACTCCCGGAGAAGCTTCGGACCAAATGGCATGGGTTATTGAAAGCAAATTTGAATGCCCTTCAATTAACTTAGCAGATATGGATGTTGATTCTTTGGGTGCTGGCATTGGTCTTGGTAGAGAAAAATATTATACTCGTGGTATTTGGAAAGGATATGGTCAACCCACGAGCGGATCAGACGGTATATTCTTGCAAATTAGAGAGTCAGATCCGATGAACGTGTTTAGTAAAGTTGGAGCAAAAATGCACCCAACGAATGGCTCCCCCCTCACAGGATCCCTTATTGATGTTTGCGGTTTTGAAACTAGGAAAAGTAGAATTGGAGAAATAGCCTCCACCAGAACTATCTCGGAAGCAATTGTTGCGATGCCGATTGATAAGAATGGCGACTTTTATGAAATAGACGCAGGGGTGTTTTTGCAACATATTCTAAACATAAATGCCGGAGATCCAGACGTAAAGGTTGGACAGTTTGGTTCAGAGGCAGATATAGCTACTACATCGATTGGGAATATGATCAGAAAAATGAAAAAGTATTATATCCCACCTCAGTTGGATGCTATAAACAATGGCTCTGTTTCCCCGAAAGTGATGTATATTTTTGAATTCAATCATAATTTAAATAAGGGTGATTTGTCAAACATATGGCAAAATGTTATGCCCGATATCGCCACAACTGCCGAGCTAGACGAGGCTGTAATTAAGCACAGATTAGATTCTCAGTTTGAATTCTTTGGATCTTTACCAAAGCCGGATAATGCAGCATTAACTAACGCTAGCGTAAATCCATTCATCAATGAAGACTTGGATATACGCTGGATGGTGTTTAAGGTTAAGCAACGAGGAAAGAATAATTACAACAACGTAACAAAGAAATCCGAAACATCATTGGGCTTCTCCTTTACAAACGAAGAAGAATTGGCTTCCTTTACTTCTTCTCCAAATAAAGAATTAAAGTACAGTTACAATTGGCCATATGATTTCTTCTCATTGGTTGAGTTAGCACAAGTGGATTCTGAAGTTACTTTTGAAAAATCTGATATTCCAACATCCCAACAAGCAGGTCAGGTCTCTCAAAACTTGAATGCAGCTCAAGGCACTATAGGAGGACCCAACCCCCCAACTGTCGTTATTGAAGATCCCGAATTAGACCCAGATGCAGCAATATGATAATGTTTTTTATGTTCGCTAGCTATTTATAGACGCCATGGAATTTTTTGATAGAAAAGAAGAAGTTATAGATATTCAACTTACTCCGTATGGAAAGTATTTGCTTTCGTCCGGGAGGTGGAAGCCGAGGTACTATGCCTTTTTTGACAACGACGTGATATATGACGTTGCTCACGCATCTATCACAGAAAATCAAAAAGATTCATCCGACAGGATTAAAGAATCAGTAAGGATGAAAAATCAATCAATCCTTTACGGCATTGAAACATCTTTTAACAGATTAACAAAAGAATACAACATTCCAGAAAAGCAGGGCACTTGGACACCTCCATCAGACCCAACGCTTCCATCGTTTCCATTGCCACCATATGACAATTACACACAAAATTATGATTTACCATTGGGGAATAGTTCTTTAAACTCGACCTTTTTCCCTTCTTTTGATGTTAGGTTTTATTCTGGATTTATGTCAAGTTCTTCAAATCATTACACGGGCTCTATTTCCACGGGAGGTGGAATACCCGAGGCAATACCACAAGTTAATTGCAACTTGACTTTCAAGACCTCTATCGGTCAAGAGCTTGAATTTCAATTGTCCGATGAGGAAACTGCTGGTCCGACTACCGAGCCAGCAGAGAAGTACTTAGAAAGCGGACCTCCTGAAAATAGAAAGTATAGTGCTGAAACTTATGCAGATGGAACTTACATCTCGATTGAATTGAAAAGATTATTATTTGATGTTCTTGAGAAAAACAGTGTTATTGATAAAGAAAATTTTGACTTGGAAGTCTATAAAGTAGAGACTGTTTCAAAGGGTGGCCCACAATCAAAGTATGAAAAAGAGCAGCTAACACCCTTAAGATTTGTTAGAGAAGACCCCAGCGGTCAGATAGTTAATATAGGTGAGTCTATTTACAACAAGATGACAAACAAGTATTATGAAATTGATAGTAGTTTTGTTGAATACTATTTTGATATTAGAGTCGATAACGAGATAGAACCAGTTCTCACAGAGAGTCCAAGTGCGATAGTGTTACCAACGAATCCAGAGGAGCCATGTGTTGATCAATGAGTTTAATTACTTCTACAAATAAAGTCTCAATGTCAAGCTTGGATGAATTTGGGTTTGGCTTGCCTACAATAAGCATAGTATCTACTGAGCTTATAAGTGATATCTCTTCTTTGCAAGCGAAGCAAGATCCTCACATCGATCATCCCGGCGAAATTAGTGTACGAAGCTTAAAAAAGATTGATGATACAAACGAAAATAGATCTTTAAAGGTGAGACTAAGACTTTCTTTTAAAGAAACTATCGATCCGAACGGAGATTTTGCGTATATTAATGCTGGCAAAGACTTGAAATACTTTAAGGTGGCTGTTTTTCAAAGTTTAGATTTTGGTGTCACCGACAATTGCAATTATAATACATTAAATCCTAGAAATGGACCTTATTTTAACAACACAGGTGCAATTAAGGGCTTAAGTAAGCAAGTTGGTTCTCCGGGAACAAGTCTAGAAAATATAACGAATTTAATCATAGATGCGTACAATAACGCACAGCAGAGCAATAGTGCTTTAGATTTTTCTGCCGATGCCTTAGTTAATAATATTCCGTATGCAAAAACACAAGACTCTTCAGGGAATACTCTCTACGATATTCCTCTCTTATTTAATTTTGATATCAAGCCCAAAGAGGGCGGGTCAAACCCAGATCATTTGGCTTATTTTGTTTTTTCATATTTTGATGTCGATGAATACTTGAAAGATGTGAAAGAAACTATTGGACAAGTATTGACCAATGATGATATAATAGACAACACATTAGATGAATTAGAAAGCATGACTATGGGAAATATCACATCAGACATCGTTATACTAAATGGTCAATTGCAAGAAGAGGCGTATATATTTCAAGATTCCAATTTGAATTACTATACAGGACCTTATCACCAAATGTCTGATGGTCAATTTATGAAAGGGGCTTATCATTTGCAGAAGGCGTATGATCAAACTGATTATTTAAACAAGATAACGGTCCCTAATTCAAAAATCATTGATAACAGAGAAATTGCAAAGCTAGACAAGGTTGATTACAATTATGCGAAAGTAGCAGATTTTCTTATTAACCCAGACACTATCCAGACCATTACAAATCCGGGAACAGAGGGTCTTTTAAAAATAGAAAATCCTGTGTTTTCAAAGATGTGGTCAAGTCATGATATAACAGGCAAAAATAGGTTTTTATTTTCTATAAATATGGAAAGCCTACTTCTTAAGAGCACAGTATATCCGGGACTTTTGACATCTTTAAAGAAATCTGAAGAAAGCGGAAATGGAGTTGTGTATTCCTCTCTTTTATCTCAAGTGCAAATAAAAGAATTAAAAATAACAAGAAGGAGAGTGAAAGATTCAATCAATCTTGATTCAAAGATTAGTAAAAAAAGCTATTCAAAAAACGACAAGCCACTACTAATAGTTCACTCTGTAGATCAAAATGGAAAACTGTCCTCAAAAGTTGAGATTTCAACAAAATTAGAAATGAGAGTTTCTAATGCACCAAAAAAAGTTGCAACTATTTCTGAAGTTAATATTGACAAGATGAACAAGGGACTAAGAACTTTTTCTTGTACAGATATTAATGTTAGTGAGAAAGCGGGAGGATTATACGAGTATACTGTAGAACTAGAAGTATCAGACCCAATCCCAAAGTTTCTACAGAGCAAAATTCAAGAGTTAGAAATACTGCTTTATGGCAACAATTCTTCTAAAGGGTGGAGTAGTTATCTTGAATCCACAAAGGATAGCAACTATTTTGATAGCTATTCAAATCGATTTAATGTGCAATTTCTTGATCTTTACAACGCTGAATTCAACAACACAGAGGGCTTAACGTTTGTTTCGGATATCATATTTAAATTTATGAGCTTGATTTCTCAACTAGACGCTCAAAATTCTCTAAACAACCCCGGTGCGATTATAAAAGCAGCCTCATACCTCATACAGATTTCCGACCCCAACACAGGAAACCCAGTGGGGGTTGAGACTGTTGCTGAGTTTATGGATAACACAATTTCATCTCTGCAAGGACTTTTACAAAATACAACATCATATAAAAAAATGTCAACCTTGCAAGGTGTTGGAAATTCTCACGTTAAAAACTCAACTCCAAAATTAAACGGAGCTTCATCTTCAAAGACATTTAAAATTTCTCACACGTTCAAGGAGTTATTCGAGGCTTCTAATACAAGTCGAGATGATCCGTTTGGATATGATTTTCTTTCTACAACACAAAACGCACAGCCAACAAATCTGGGTGGATTAAGGACTCTGAACGTTGATGATTACATCAACAGGTGTACGCTAGAAAACAAAAAACTGTTTTTAAATGAGGATGTAGACTTCGAGATAGCTGGACCTGACGAAACTGTATATAATCCCGGAGATTCTTTGTTGAACAGAAAATTCTGTTTTTTATCTCCTTCTTTTGTATATGTCCCGAAAAGAGCACCCGGCAATTTAATATCGAATAACATTACAGTTAGCGAAGCTGCCGATTTAGCTTTGGACATTATAAGGTACAACAAGGATTCATCTCAGCTTTCATCAACAGGTGGCACTTTAAATTTATCAAATAGCCCTAGGTCGCTGGAGGTTGATTTGCCAGAAGACACGCAAAAAAGAAGGCTTGATTTGGTTGAATACTTGGCATCTAAAGGTGCTACTTTTAAAGTGGAAGAGGCTACTTCTGTCATAAACCAAGGACGAGGAAAAACTAGCACGTTTCCTATTAAGTATGGCTTCAACAGACCCTCTTCTAAGTCAGATGTTGATGATTTTCTTAGCGATGTAAAGAATATATTTCATGCTAGTTCAAAAAATATCCTTAATTCCGCTGTTAATCCAAATCGTCTTTTGATCGCGATGACAATGCTTAGTGATATGGAATACAAAATAAAGATTTCAAAATTCTATAACTACAACAATATCACATATTATGATTTATCTGACATTGATAGGGCTAAGAGAATAAGAAAAAAGATTAATAGTGAGGGAGTCCACGTAATCAATGGTATGCCAAATCATACTAAATCTTTAATCTTTTTATCCAAAACTGCAATTAACACAATTGGATTGACTACGCCAATAACAAAATACTTTAACAAGACCAAGAAAGATCCATTTAAGGTACCTCACTTTTTTCCTTATATCAATTTCAATTACAGGGTTTTAAACAAGATTCAAGTCTTCAATGGCTTTGATTCACCAAATGGGAGTGCGAATATTAACGGTAACGGTAAATGGAAAGATTTATCACTCTCGGTTCTAAATAAGATTGAGAACGGTCCTGAAACAAAATATTACCTTTGCCGACAGGTTAGGTTTGTGGATAGCATTTCAGTTAAGCCTGCAAAAGCAATTGAAATGCCATTCTATGATGAATATTTTCTATTGACAAATAAGGAATTAAACATATTTCCCAATCCCGAATCATTTGAGGCTTTCTTTTCCAATGACATAACGTCTGGAGCAGGAGTGCTAGAGCAACAAACGCCCAATGCGTTGTTTGATAATTTAATGCATAAAGAAAATAGAAAAGTTAGCAAAACTGGTAACGGCGGATACTTAAAGACAGAGTTCATGCAAACAAACATTGGCTTAGGCGACAGGAGCCGACCTCCATCAAATGACATATCTGAAGATATAACAACTAGTGCTGGTTTGACAGAGGGCAATGACAAATTTAAGGCGGCAAGAAATCTCTCCCTTCTGGAGCAGGCTCAAATATTAGATGCTATGGGTCTTTCAAAGATGCTGAGAGGGAATAATGTTAACAGCAACATTGCCAAGTTGAAAAATGAAGGAACAACGAATCGAGAAGGTAGATCGCTAACAGAACAAGAAGCGGAATTATTAAAAAATAGCTCAGTTTCTAAGCAAACTAAGCAACAAATAGATAAGGCAATAAAAATAAAAGCCCCAACTGGAACTGGCAAAGCCGATCCGGTAAGCTCTAGAGGCGGATCCGGCGGTGGAACTGGTGGTGGCGGATCCGGCGGTGGAACTGGCGGCGGTGGCTCTAGTGGCGGCGGAGGAACATACTAAGTAGGTAAATTATGTCTGGTTTTGGTTTTACAGGAGATCCCTCGGAATTTGGAGGACAACAAGCTGACACTTCCAGCAGCGAAGGCGCAGGTTCGTCTAGCGCAAGTAATTCTGGGGAAACGTCCGATGAAGCGAAAAAGTCTTTTGTAGAGTTAGCTAAAGAAATGGAGGACCAAACCGAGGACGAAACACTCCAAGGAATAATCCAACAACTAATTGCAGATAACAAATACACTATCGATGGCGGAGCACTTGCTCTAGGTGGGGCATTAGCAGAAAAGTTCGGAAAACAATTAGAAAGATTTCAGAATGACCACAGCCTTATAGCGCACAGCGGCATCCTGTTCAGTGAACAGAAAGGGGAACTTTATAATTATACAGAAAATTTCTCCTATGATCCGATTCGCTCATCAGTAGGCTCAATATGGTCAAAGAGCCCCCTTGATATAATTAGGTATCCTAGCTCTGTTTCTAGTGGTCAAAAAGGTGCCGCAGAGAAATTTAACAAATTGTTGCACTTAACAGAAGAGGAAATACAAGAAAGGTTAGGACCAGAGGGTATTTCTTTTGGTTACAAATACTTGCCCAAAGTAAAATTTAAGTTTAGTAACAAGATGCAAAACTGGGGCGCAACACACATGATGTTTGGCAGACCAGCAACGCCAGATCAAGATGATGATGCAGGTATTAGATGCCGAGTGCTCGACATTGGGCAGGTACAGTATATGTATTTATATTTTGATCTAAATGGGTATGCCGACTATTTCAAGCCGATTGTTCCATTCAATATGCTTTTTAACGCAAAGCATAAATTGGAAGGATACTCTTACAAGTCCTCACTAGATCCCACAAAGTTTAAAACTTTAAAATTTGATGCGGTCAGTGGTGGCAGCTTGACGAAATTTGATGCTTCTTTTATATCCAAGGGAAACGCTGATCTGGAAAAAGTTCAAAGCATTGCAGCCAATGGAGTTGAGATAATTGAAGGTACCCACCCCAATGTAAACCAAGAGGCAGTCATCGATGACCTAGAATCTAAACTTTACATCGATGAAGTGTTTTCAAGCCAAGCAGCAATATCTGAAGAAGCTGTTCCGTTTTTTGGCTCCGAAGGATTACAGGGAGAGTTGTTAGCCGATGTAAAGCCGGTATATAATTTCTTTTCCCCAAAGTGGGAATATGCCTCAAAAGCACTAACTGAGAAGATGGTAGGAAACATATATGTTGCCGCCGCTTGGAAAAACAAATACGATTGGCTACCAACGCAGTTTGATTTTGAAAAGTTCGCCAATAGTTTTATTATATGCGATAATGATCCAGAATTCTTTAAGGAAACTTCAGCAGTCAAAATAACAAACAATGTTGTAATTAGTCAGGATAGCTTACTGCTTGATACAGCAGAGGATTTAAAAGAACAATTTCCGATGTATAATGAGATTGTGTTTTCTGCTATCCCGCAAGGTGATTTAGGAAAAATCTTCCATGAAAGCGGTATGACCACAGAGTTTTTAAAGACATTGTTAACATATGTATATAATGATTATAGTGCCCCTTCGGCAGAAAAAATAGGTCAAATTGCTAAAGTGATAGGTTTCGCAACACAGCAGCCATCAATGGTGTATCCCCAAAATGCTACATTCATATCTAAAATCAAGGAGCCAGCTTCAATTGACTTGTTTACGGATGACCAAAAGACCATTCAAAACCAAGACGATATGGTTACATTTGACTTTTTAGCTTGGCTAGAGTATTACATTAATGAAATAAATGGCAATGTTTCTAATAATGAATTTAAATTATACAATGACGAAACATACAAGCCATATACAAGTTATTTCGGAGACAAAGATTTTCAAAATATATTCCAAAAGAAGTCTGGCTTATCTTTCAAGAAAGTTCTAGGCTTGGTTAAGTTTTTAGCTTCTGCAAAAAACAATGTTAAAAGCAATTTTAGGGCATACCATGATATATTAGGTGGCAAGAAAGCAACGAGCGATATCCTATATTATAGAATAGAAAAGAAATCACAAAAAACAGGCAATGTAATTCAAAACTTTTTCGTTATGCCACAAGAGATCGATCCAGATAAGGGCTTTCAGTCTCAGATAAAAGTAATCGACACCCAAGTTAGATATGCTCAAGCTTATAGATATGAAATATATGCAGTCAAGGTAGTTGTTGGTACTGAGTATAAAATATTGACTGCTCCTGACGAGTCACAACTGCCCTTGTTCGAGGCTAACTTGTTTTCTGACACGACATTAAATTCTGAGCAAGCAATCAATCCTCCTTTGACAATATACCAAAGACACTTGGCTACAGGGCAAAGTAATCTATTGAATCTCTACCCTATGTTTAGCCTAGGAAATAATAACGAAAATGGCAGCCCAAATAAATATGTTATGCCCATAAAGCTTTCATTAAGACCGACTGTTAAAATCTATGAAGTGCCGCTGTATAAAGAGCAGGACGTGTTGATTTTGGACAGCCCTCCAATGCCTCCACTTGTTAATGTATATCCTTTGAACGGCAAGAAGAACAATATATTGCTTACTCTTGAAACGCAGACTGGGGACCGAGAACTAACGCCGATTCCAATCGAAACAGCGGATACCGCTTATTTTGTCACAGAGAGGTTTTCGCAGAAGAGAGATATCTCCTATCCGGGAGGTGGTTATGTTTACCCAACATTGAGATTTAAATCAGACGATGACTCCTCTTCATATCAAATCTACAGACTTGAAGGGACTCCGCCAAAAAGCTACAGTTCATTTCGGGGTAATCTGTATCAGGCTTTGAATAAGATGGCAAAAATTCCACAAGCAGGGTTTGAGGATACGATAAAGGTTAATACAAAATATTACTATCTCTTTAGAAGTGTAGATATGCATGGCAATGTTTCCAATCCTTCCCCAGTATACGAGGTGGAGATGGTTGAGGCATCTGACGGTGTGTTTTATCCCATTATAAAAGTGATGGATATGGACGAGATACAGATAAGCTCTTCAGAGAATGAAGTTACTGATATGACTTCGACGACAAGGACGCTCAAAAAAACAAGCTACATATTCCCAGCAGAGCAACAGTTGGAGTTGAACGAAGAGGCTTCTAATATTGATGGCTCTACTGCCAATGTTCCAACTAACGATCCCGTGTTAGGAATAGCATCGGAAACTATTTGGGGTAAAAAGTTTAAATTTAGATTTGTTTCAAGGCATACTGGTAGAGCAATAGATGTCAATGTCGATTTTAGCAAAGAGCATACTAAACCACAACAAGCAACTGAGCCTTGTTTTGATGTAGAGGAAGAATAAAAACTTTTGTTTGAATTGAATTTAGTTACTATTTATAACGAAATGCTAATTAAATAAAATACATAGACAGTTAAGGAGACATAAAAAATGGGTTTTTTAGATAATAGTGGGGATATCATTTTAGATGCGGTCCTTACAGATGCAGGCAGAGCCAGATTGGCAGCAGGCGATGGATCTTTTAAGATTGTAAAATATGCATTTGGCGATGACGAAATCGATTATGCTAAATATGATAAAGACAACACTAATGGGTCTGCATACTATGACATTGAAATTTTGAGAACCCCAGTGTTGGAAGCTTTCACGAACAACACTTCAACAATGAAAAGTAAACTCCTCTCTATACCCAGAACAAATCTTCTTTTCTTGCCAGTGCTTAAATTAAACCAAAATGAGAATCTAGGCGGCGGAATAGAATTGAATGATAACTCAGCCCAAGCAAATGCGATGTTCGCTGTTCCTGTTGATCAAACAACTAGAAATGTATTTGAAGCAGCCGGAAGAGATTTTGCAAAAGGCGTTTTACTAGGTGGAGCTATTCAAGTCGATCAAGGATTAGATACAACAGCTATCAGCTTCCAGCAATCTCTTGATTCTACTTTGGTGGAAACACAATTTATTGTAGAAATTGATAATAGATTGGGATCTTTGGCTAATAGCGGCGGCGTTCAAGTGGCTTATTCTTATTTGGATGATGATAACATAGCTAGCTACAACATAACTAACGCCGGGACTAATTCCAACACATTCTTTAAAACTATCTCCGGGTTAGATGAAAATAGAAGCCCAATCCGTGGACCAAGGGGCACAGCTTTCCAGTTTACAATCTTGTCTTCATTGGAATTACAAACAAGCACATACTTGTTTGACACAATCGGCTCTACAGGCACAAGCTGGAGCGGCGTGGCAGGAACATATTCAATTATTGATACAAATATAAAGGTGACAGGAGCAACAACTGGCTATAGTATAGATATACCAGTTAGATTTATCAAGCAGACATCAGCTTCTTAAGCTTTAACAACAGGCAGGACTTAAACAATGGCAACAACTTTTAAACAGTTTTTAAATAACGACGTTACAACAACTAGGACATTATTGCATGAGAGCATCCCAATCACGGGCTCTATTGTTTCTGGTACCTACAACGAGGGGTCGACCACAACAGAGACAAACGTCAAGAATTATTCTCACGGACTGTTTCAGTCTATCTATGACTACCCTTATTTAAGCTCCTCTGCAAATCATATCTTTGATATAACGGTTGGATATTCTTCCGTATCACCGCTCTCAGGTGCCGCAAATACTCAAAACGCAGACAAAATCAATATTTACAATCAGATGGCACAAGTCCTTGTTGGTCATGATGTCACTGGCGGTATAAAAAGATTTGACGAAGATGGTAATTTTGCTGCTGGTGGCACTAAATTGGATGAGGTTTTCTTTGTTAATTTCGCCAGATTGCTAAGTAAGGATGAAATCAAGAAAGGCTCTTTTGAGATGGAATTTGGAATTACTGGCTCACTAGGGGCTATAGCAGCATCAGCTAGTTTTGATGGGCAAAATTTCCGCAAGAGAATGAAGGTGAAAGATCTTAGTGGCTCTACTTCTTATCTAACCAATTCTCCAGCAGGTGAATATGGTGTCTTATATGCAACTTCTAGCACCACAGATGGGACCACTCATCTGGGAACTGCAAACACTAAAGAAACCCCAGTAGGCTTGGTTTATTATCAGGCAGGAATAGCTGTAATTTCTGGATCTCTCTTCAGTGATGTCGCGAATGGGGGAGTGCTCTCAAACACGCTTGGAACTGTTTCTTTGGGAAATCCCGGCAACAGGTTGACTGGACCTACAGGGTTTGAGTTTGTCTCGGGCTCATCAATCTCAGGATCAGCCGATGCTATTAGAAACAGAATTTATAACAATAGCTTTAACAATACAACCGAGTTGAACTCCACAATCTATTTTGCGAGAGCGTCTCATAACGAGTTCAATTATAGTTCAAACCCAACTTACTTAAGTGAGAGCCAAATCAGAGTAAAAGAAACAACTCTTGATCAGCCAGTATCTTACATCACAACGGTTGGTCTCTACAGCGCAACCAACGAGTTGCTAGCTGTTGCAAAGGTATCAGAACCACTCAAGAAGACCCCAGATACTGAGTTGACTCTCAGAGTCAGATTAGATTACTAGGAGGTAATATCAATTGTGCCTTACTATGAATTTGGACAAGATGACATAATTTACAATACTGTAAAGACCAATCCTAGACAAAAGTTCTTTGTTTATAATGGCGCTATATATTACAACAATAGACCAGAGATAATCGGAGAAAGAAGCAATTCAAATGTCGGCGGTGTTCCAGTTGGCTTTGCTAATCTTTACGAACTTAATGTTGATAGACCTGCTTCAGAACTAATCCACCCCTTTATAACTAAAAATGGTAGCCTAACTTCGTTTAGTACCATGACTACGACAGAGTATAATAAAGATTTTCAATATGGGGATACGTTAACCGGAAGCTACCCCCTTTCCGCTAGTATCTCCAGGCAGTATTTCAACGCAGGATTAGCTAGGGAAAGAGTTGACGCACTAAAAAACACTCTTAATTACTATTCTTATAGAAGCCCACACTATCAATTTAGCTCTAGTCTGGGCAATAAGTCGAGCCAAGCTCTGAATTTGCTATCTGTTCCTTCTATATTTTATGGAAAGAACATAAAAAAGAATTCTATCGCTCTTAACTTTTATGTGACAGGGACTTTAGTTGGTAGACTAGAAGATTTATATGGGAATGGTGAACTAATCCAAACAGCGCCGTATGGGTCAACTGGATCTGGATCGGTTGCAGGGGTTGCACTCTACACAGAAGGGTTCTTTGTTCTTACTGGGAACTGGATTATCGGAGCACCACACACCGAGGCTTACACAGGCGGTAGCGCAACCAACGCAAGGTGGATACACTTTGCCGCAGGAGCAGAAACTGCAAGCTTGGGAAATGCCTTGCCCAATAGCAGCTTTGAAATTAAGTTCTCTGGATCATCACAGACTGAAATGCTGACTATGTTTGCCAAAGCGCCTTCATTGGAATTAAATCATTCCAACAATCCAACTTATGTCGAATCAGGTCAAACCATGGTGGCAGCCACAGCGTCAAATTTCTTTTCTCAAAATGGCAAGCTAGCGATTAAAAACGTTGTTTCCGGCAACTATTCAGAAGTGACATCATCATTCCAAAAAGAAACCTATATTTCCGAAATAGCTCTTTACGACGACAACAAGAGAATCATAGGATTTGCCAAGTTAGCCACCCCTGTCAAGAAAACAGAAGAAAGAGATCTGACTTTTAAATTAAAACTTGACATCTAGTAGAGCCCCTGCTATAGTTCTCCTATGATTTTAGGACTAGACATTTCAACAAGCATCGTTGGTTTCACTATTGTAGATCAAGGCGAAATAGTAAAGACATTCGCAGTAGATCTAAGAAACAAAAACAAATTCCCAGACATTTATTC